AGTATTCCCCATCTTCGTCCCTTCTGTAGATCGGTAGATCTGCGATCATTAACGGCCCGGATACAATTCTTTGATCTTCATCCTGAACTGCGAAGGATAGATGCGCACTAAATTCTTCTTGATTCATTTTGCTTTCTGCCCATCTAAGCATAGGCTCACCACCCCATAGAAGATAGCTGATAGTCCCGCAGGCTTCTGTGTCATCTGGATTGTAATATTCAGCAGCCCTGCTCAAATAGGAATAGGTTCTTTTTATCGTATTCATTGATAGGTTCTCACCATTCATGATCTGCTGCGCTCGAACCTTGCCCACCTGAGTAGCGCATCGATTACCAATCGCCTCATTTAAACGGATGCCTTTTTCTGCATTATCCTTTGCGCTTTGTGGGTAGTCATTATAGCTTTCAAATTTCTCTTTACCCCCGCACATGTGACAGGTATACGGATCTTCACCGCCTTCTTGATAGTCCCATGAATGGCCACATTCTTTGCATAAGATCTTTACTTCAAGAAATTTTTCACCTATGCTTCCAAGTTTAGAAATCACTTCTGCATTATTATCGTAATGCTTGGATATTCCTAGTTCTTTGATCTTATCAATTTTAGCGGAATTACTACCTACAGCATAAACACGATCCAAAGGTATTCCTAGTTCATTGGCTACAGGAATCAAATTCTCTTTCTGAGATCTTGCAGAAATTATGTATACAATTTCACCTGCATCAATTTTTTGGATAGCTAATTCTTTACCTCTTTGAGTGCTTAGAGTATCATCATAATCAAATGATATTTTTGTACCTGCAAAGTGCTGCTCCCATAAACTTGAGCAGATAGCTACCGCCTGTTCTGATTCCTTACCCTCATTAATTACATACTCGATGCATCTAGGCATAAAGTCATTTTTGCTTTCGCCCTGTGTTGGTTCTACAAATTGATCTCCAAAGGCTAAAAAGTTTCTCTGTATTGCCGGGCTTTCTACCAAGGCTACAAAATCTACTTCTTCTTCGCCATCGATATCGTCAGCGATAAACATTTTATATAGTGGTAATTTATCCATATCTCTAAGTATTAAAATCCTGCCCTTCGTTCAATATCCGCTACTCGCTTTTGCGTTCCTGTCACTTCACTTTCTACCACATACGCTTTGATTGGAGTCTGATTCTGCATCATAGTTCCCAAGGCAGTAACCGGGCTAGATCCAATTGTAGGGACTTGACTACCTCCGCTTGGTGCTGATGCTGAAATAGATGGGAAAGCTGCGCCTCCTCCACCGCCTCCGCCACCGGGAACATTGACTGCCGTAATTGCTTTAACCGCTTTTAAGCCTGATGCCAAAATAGTAGCAATATTTGCTACCTTCGCTACTACATCAAAAGGGGAAGGCAAAACAGATTCCTGCTTTAATGCCTGAGTAACACCCACAGAAGTATTGATAATTGCTTCAGCTATTCCTAGTGCCTTTCCTGCTGCCGTTCTTTTTCCTGCCAATTCAGAAAGTGATCCAAGTAATTGAGATGCAGCCTGTGCCTGAGATATTTTTAAATCGTATTCTGCCTTATCTATGGCTATTCTTGCATCTGAATTTTCTTTTATTCCTTGCGTGTATTCAATATCTGAAATTAAATTTTTATCATAGTATTCTTTAAGTAGGGCATCCTTTTCATCTAGCAGACTTCTTTCTAAATTCAAATTATCATCTGCCTCTTTCATTTGGGCATCTAGTTCATCAAGTTTTTTGATGGCATCTGCTTCCGCAAATGTCAATTCAAGCGCATCTAGTTCTTCTTTGTTTCGAATCTCAAGCTGCTTTTGAATGGCTAGTTTTTGATCTGCCCTAAGCTTGGTATCTTCTGCTAGATCTGCAAGTTCCTGTTCCTGTTGTGCAATTAATTCTGCCCGAACTCTATCGTTTTCATCTTTGATCGCTGCAAGCCTTGATTCAAGCAGAATCTCATTTATTCGCTTTTGGAATTCCTTATCTTCCGCTGCCGTTTTTTCTTGCAGTTCTTTTTGTTCCTCAGCAAGTTTCTTTTCTGCTGCTAGTTTTTCTTCATTAATTCTATCCTGTTCAGCCTTTGCCTTTTCTGCTCTGGACTTCGCCTCTGCTGCCTGCTTTTCCGCTGCTGCTTTTTCCTGATCTTGTCTATTTTTTAAATAGGTATATGCTTCTACTGTTCTTTCCGTCTGAAGTTCCTTTTGTCTTTTTAGTTCTTCCTCAGAAAGTTTACCTTTTGCTTTATTAGTTTGTTCAAGTAGATTCAATTCGCTTTCTATCTGCTTAACTCTAAGCTGATAGATCTCGCTTTCCTTACCGCCTTGTGCAGATAATATTTTGATCCGATTTCCTGTTTCTTCGTTTATCTTTTGATTGGTCTTCCCTAGTGCCTCAAGTTCCCTGTTTGCTTTGCTAGTGACTCCGAAGAAATCCGTAACCCCTTGTACTAAATTACCGATCGTATCCGAAAATCCTTTTAGACCGGGCAATAAATTTAAGACCGCATCTTTGATAGCACCAAAGTTTTGCACCAAAGAAATTAATCCAAGTACCAAAGCAGGAATACCCAGAGAAATCAAAGCCCCTCTAAGAACTTTCATAGATATTGCTGCTGCCTTACTTGCTAGGGAAGATGCATTTGTAGCTGCTGCCTGTGCTGTATTGGCTACTGCATTTGCTCCTGTTGCTGCCGTATCTGCTGTAGTAGCTGCTGTCTTCTGCGCAGTAGTTCCTATCAATCCCTTAAAGGATGATTTTAGCTGATCTGTGACCTTTCCTAGATCCGCAAGCTGTGATAAACCCTGCGATAAAGCCATCGCAGACTGTACCTTCAAAAGGGCTTTCTGGACATCTTCAGATTCAGCACCGAATAAACCCATTGCTCCCTGAACTGCACCAACTGCCCCGGCTGCTAAACTTGCTGCGCTTGTTAACGCTTGGAATCGCTTACCCGGATCGAATAGCTGAGCCTGTTCATTTGCATCTTGTATGCTATCCTTGATCCCTGCTACTTTCTTTGCTGCTTCAACGGCTTCCGTACTTAGATCCCCAAACTTTTGCCTAGCTGCTTGGAGTTCAAGCGTTGCCTCCTTTAATTGTTTCTTTAAAGGTTTGACATCTGCGTCAAGTATGATCTGATTAGGTATTTTAAAGGTTAGGGGAATCGATTTGATTCCCCATTTGTTATTCTGTTTCTTCCTTCGGGTTCTGCTCCTGAACCTGTTGGGCTAGGAATTGGATAAAGGACATCCCGTACTTGGTAGGCAGTTCTTGTGCCCATGCTTCAAGCATTTTGATTTGGTCTTCTGTTAGGGTAATTTTCATTTGATTTGGTTTTTAAGTGAATCTATTTCTGTTTTAAGTTCTTGTATTGCTTTGACTAATATAGGCAAAATATAATCAGGGGTTATAGTTAAATAGCTAGTTCCATCTTCAGCTAATTCACCTGTTTCAGATACCATCTCAGGGATTATATCTAATAAATTTTGTGCTTTAAATCCTAACCTTTTTTTAGAATCATCTTCATCTTCATTAAAATGATATTTGATAGGTTCAATTTGTAAAATTTCAGCCAATCCCTGAGTTGTTTCAAAATTCTTTTTCTTTCTAATATCTGATGAACCATTTGTCCAAGAAGTTCCTCCTGATGCTACAAAAGGTCCTGCTGGTGAAACACCACCATTTGTATAAGTATAAATTCCAAGACCTGATTCGGCAAATATTGTCATGTCATTACCACTACCTGTAGCTGATCCTCTTCTACCAAAAAATCCATAAGGTGTTGAACCTGTTGAATTACTAATACCAAAAAAAGTATTGTAAGCCCTAAATGCTCCAAATGTAACAACATCCCCCCCCGAAGTGATGCGCATTCGTTCGGTGTTGTTGGTAGCAAATCTTAAATATCCATCTCTAGGATTCCAAATTTCAATATCAGTAGTATTAGCAACAGAGGGATTTCCAATATATAAGGTATCTGTTGTATTTTGTCTTAAATTTATTCCTCCTGTAGTTGAACTAGCATTCCCTGCTAATGTTAAAGAATAAGAACCCGAAGGACTAGCCGTGCCGATGCCTACGTTGCCTGTGTTTGTGATTGCTACCTTTGAGTTTGCAGTTCCAAAAGCACCATAGGAAAAAAGGTATTTATAACCATCCGCTGCATTAGACATTCCCGTTTCCCAACCTCCGCTTCCATTAACTTGGTATAGTGTATAGGCTGCATTTGAATCACTACTTGAATCAATTATAAAAGGTATTTCACTAGCAGTTTGTTTTACTTCAAGTTTTGCTTGAGGACTAGTCGTGCCGATGCCTATGTTTCCTGCGGAAGTGATGCGCATTCGTTCGCTGCCTGTTCCTGCATTCCAAGTTGTAAAACTTAATGCACCACTATTAGTAGCTCCATCTCTTTGTCCTGCTATTTGAGCATTTCTATTTGAACCATCTAAAAATGCAATTATACCAAGATTAGCTGCACCTGTTGTTGTGGGGCTTTGTAATTCTAAAACACCTGCATCACCTGAATTATTGCCTCCTTTTATAGTTAATGTTCTCCACCCAAAACCTGTCACATCTGGACTAGCCGTGCCGATGCCTACGTTGCCGTCTCTAGTTAAGGACATTACATCAGATTGAGTGCCAAAGTAGTTCCTTCTAAAAGTAAGCGAATCCAATGCACCACCGATATACATATGGTAGCCGTTTCTCTCACCGCCTCTTTCTATGTAGATACCATTATTGTAGGATGTCCCTGCCTGCTTGATATTTAGTAAAGCCGTATCCGCTCCATTTGCATTTGTTCCTAGGTTCACGCTGCTTGAAAAGGTAGCTGCGCCTGTGGAGGCTAGTCTTAATGATTGAGTCAATGAAGCACCTACTTTTAAATCCATATATGGACTATTGCTATTGTAACCTACCTCTATTGCACCAAAATCACCACCACCTAAATTAAAACCAATAGATGCAGCAGATAAAGCATTTGTTGAAGTATTGCCAAAAGTAGCTGCTCTTACCAAAGTTGTTGCTGTTGGGATTGCAGTTAGCAATCCACTAAAACTAGCACTAGTCCCGTTCAAAGCACCTGTCAAAGTTACACCGCCCGTGTCCGCTATTGTAAGCCTTGGCACATTTGAAGTTAATAATTCTAAACTACCATAAGATGAAGCACCGACATAAGTAGAAGATACTTTTGCCCCCGTACTTGTAGCATAAAGTTCTAATACTTTTCTAGCAGCACCCGAATCAAGGCTAATTAAAACCCCTCCACCTGCAACTGTCAAACCTGTTCCTTCAGGTGTGTTTGTACCTATTCCAAGTTTTATATTTGTATTATCCCAAAATAGGTTATTGCTTCCCGTTTGCGAATTAGTCCCATTCCAATAAGCTACTTGTCCTGATACACCTGTGCCCGTGATTGGGTTTGTTAAAGCATTCTGTTTATTGTTAAAAGTTGTCCAATCAGCACTACTCAAAGCCCCTCGATTTGTAGCTGAAGCAGTAGGGATATTGAAGGTATGAATATTAGTTGCACTTGAGATAGCAAAGTCCGTTCCTGAAGTACCTACCTGAAAGTATTGAACCTGTGCGGTCAATCCATTCAATGCCGTTAATCCATTAGAGAACGTAGTAACAACTTGACACAAGTGATTATCTTCTGTATGAAGAGTAATTGTACGGCCATCATGAATAACATAGTATCGAATAGCAAGTCTATCTGTTAATGCTAAAGCAGTTTGAGGAACAGCAAGAGTAGAAAAGTATGGCTGTATATTTGTTCCAAAAGAAATTAACTCAGGAGTACCAACGCTTGATGCAATAAGAGTAAATATAGCTCCATCATATCTGTACAGCTCCACATAAAATGAAGGGGTGCCTCCACCACTTGAAGCACTAAAATAAGTTTCAAAGTTCCAGTTTCCAGCTGGGATATTAAGCAACGCAGGGTCACCAGCATCAGTAATAAAAGAAGCAATGTACCCATCAGCAGCAATACTTATATCTGTGCCTGCTCCAAAAATAGGAATCTTGCTTAGCTCTCTGTAAGCAACACCACCAATAGTCCCCTGACTAACAGATCCGTTTAGGTAGTAACTAACTGATGAGCCTCCTCCTGTATTTGTAGGAAAGTCAGCCAATGTGCCATCTCCTCTAACATACTGAGAGGCACTACCTGCGCCTGTTACAGCAATAGTTCCTGCGCCTGTTATAGGACTGTTAGCGACACTAAATGCTGAAGGCATACTAAGTCCTACACTTGTAACAGAACCTATGCCTGCGCCAATATCTGAGCGTAATTCAGTGCCTGTCCTATACTTAATAACCCCTCCATCACTTACAATAAATCTGTCAGTATCAACGGTTGCATTGGTAATTGTATTTACATACAGGCTCCCAATTATCTCAAGCTTGTGTCCATTGTCAGCAGTCCCTGTTCCTAGAATCAAGTTTCCATTAGCAAATAGTCTAGATACCTGAGTGCCGGCTATAGATTGAATGACAACCCCATCAGTATAGCTATGAACAGTTGACCTCGGAGAACCGAAGTTGTTCATCTGTATAGTGTATGCGTAAGCAGTCAATCCACTATTCGTAAAAGTTACCGTACCACCGGTTGCGCTATTATATTGAAAATTAAAGTTATTTGAGCCATAGGATAGTGGGCTATCGATCAAAGATGTAGCACCACCCCACATGGGCAAAGTAAAAATCGTACCAGTCCCTGTTATAGGATTAGTTAATGCGTTCTGCTTATTGTTGAATGTATTCCAGTCAGTACTAGACAAGTATCCATCTGAGCTTGCTCCTGCCTGCGTAATTCCAATTGTGCCAGAACCAGTAATTGTACCCCCTGTAAGCGGTCCAGTTGTGGCAATTGACGTAACTGTACCCACACTCCAACTTCTATTTGCTGATAAGTCAAATGCTGTACCATTAATAGTTAGCTGTCTTGTTAAAGGAACTCCGCCAAGACCTGATAAAGTATACTCAGGGATATTAAAGAACCCATTTGTGTTGTTATACGTAGCTGCTCCACTGTTACCAGTGGTTGTTAAATTTATTGCAGTCCTAGCACGTGAATTAGTAAAGTACAGATTAGTGCCCTCACTAATATTAGTTGTTGTAAGCACAACAGCCCCAACCTGACCATTGACACTTATGACCGCATCAGTATTATCAACCTTCTCCCAAGCTGAACCGTTAAAGATGGCCCAATCACCAAGATTCCAATCGGTAATCCCATTAAGATTTGTATTGCCTGCTACACTTACTACATAATAGTTACCTGAAATACCTACAGAGCTTACTAAAGCTGGTACATTAGTCGCTGCGTTCCACGTACCTTTGTACTGAACACCGCCAACAAGCGTATTGATTTGATTTTGTACTTTACCAAATGCAGTAAGTATGCTGTCAGTTGCAACAATTGCATTACCTGTAATAGTAAGACCTGTTAATACTTTATTTATTACAGCGGAATTGCTAAGTGTAACAGTTGCATTACCTGGCCCTGAAGCAGTTGCCTCTCCTGAAAGCTGAGTGATATAGTTGCCAGCAGGCTGATAGACTGTTGAGTCAAGCGTACCATTAGCCTTTAAAAACTGAGTGGCTAATCCTCCACCAACAATAAATGAAGAGGAGGTGATATTAAAAGCCCCTAAGTTTACGTTGCCAGTTGCACCAACGTATGGAACATAACTACCGCCAACAATAAAGCTGGCGATATCTCCAATAGAAAAGTTTTTGGTGATATTTAGGTTTTCTACATCTGTACCTATGAGCAGGTCATTGAGGGTAGGGGTAGAAAGAATGGGGTATGTACTTATCTTTGCCATTTGCTATTAAGTAATTGAACAAATATACTAAAGATTAAGGTAAGAAGTCTTACCATTCGTACGCACAGCTTTTAACTTTTGCTTTCTGTTCTTGCCTTTAGTGTATGATACGTGTACCCAATCCGGGTTAAAGTCAGTTCCAAACTCCCAAATCAACTGATCAAAGTCTAACTTATTTTTTATGAAATCAAATACCATTCTATTAGTTACCTCTCCATTCCCCCCATCCATATCGATATCAATCGCTTCGCCCTTGCAATGCTGACTGGATAAACTCCCCTTAATGAAATCATTGAGAGCCTTGCTTCTGTACCCAGAGCTAATAAAAATAGGAACTCCGAAGTGTTCACGAATGGGCTCGAATACTTTCTCAGCTAGTAACTTAAAGTTCTCCAAATGCTCGGCAGTAGGAGTGTTGTCAATTCCGTGACGTTTTGCAGAATCACTTCTAGTAATCTCGGCAATACTTAGGTGAGTGCTAATTTTCATTCCTTATTTTTTTTATCTTCTGAAGTTGCGTACTTAATTCCCATGATTGTGCCGACAATAGAGAAGGCATTCGTCAATAAAACCGAAAACATATTTGACCAAGTAGATCCAATGATTTGCGTATCCTTATCCGATAGAATAGCAAACGAGTACATTATCGTTGTAATAAATCCAACACTCATAATTACGAACAAGGCAGACTTTACAATTACTTTAATGAGCTCGTTTTGACTTTTCTTAATGGTAGCATCTAAGTCATTAACAGCTGCATCCTTTTCAATCTCAATTGCTGCCCTTAACTTATTTGAGTTTTCTAACTCAGCCTGCAAACTTTTAGATAGTTCGCCAATCTTATTTTTACTTACAATAGTTTGGCTAATGTCGGTAGCTATCTTCATTATCTTAGTGATAGTACCGCTTTCGTCAAAGATAGGATTGTATGTAGCCTGCAAATAAATAGGTCTACCATCTATCTTTCTTCTTTCAAATTCACCTTCGTAAAATTTTCCAGCCCGAAGCATTTCCCAGAATTTTGTATAGTCTTCAGACTTAGAATATTCGTAGCTGACAAAAATCGAATGGTGCTTTCCAATCAGCTTATCATGCTCATCTTCAGCAAAGCCCATAGCCTCTAAGAAGATAGCGTTTACTCCAAGGATAAAACCATTTAAGTCAAAGTAAATAATCGCATTGCTACGATTAATTGCCTCCATTCGACTTAGTAGTTCCTCCTTGCTTAAGTTCTTCATTCCTTCTTGAATATCTTCTCAGCTGCCGTAATACCTAAAGCAGCAGCAGATAAAGCAGCAACCGAATAAACTAAAGCTTCTGATGGTTCGTTAGCCGAATCATGGTTGGCATAAAGCGTATAGCACAAAGCTATTGCAGCAAATACTCCAACAAATCTTTTAGAAGATGCTTCTCCATTTTCAGACAAGAAGCCTTTTAACCAATCAAATAATTTTTTCATCTACCTTGTCCTCGATATTTTTTAGGCTTCTCATTATACTTACCGTATGACTTTTTAGCTACACCTGTTCTCTTTTTACCAAAGCTAATTTTCCTTACACTTGCGACTGCCTTTGCCATTCTACTTTAATATTTCAACAATAACTTTTAATGCCCCCAACCCAACAAGTGTGACAAGTGCATAAAAATAATTCTTGTATTTCTTTAATTCAGACTTCAATTCGTAAACTTCTTTCTTCATTGTCCTTAAGTCTCCAATCATTCCATTAGAGTCCTTGTCAATGGGATTACCTGAGAGCAAAGTGTGCATATCCTTTACGATAGCTTTCACTTCAGCCACGTCATTCTTTAACGCATCCAATTCAGCTGCCATATAATCAAGCCTACTATTCTCGTGAGTATTCATTTACCAGAGAGCTACAATGTTGGTGGCTGTTGTAGTAGTGTTGAATACTCTAACTACTTGAAAGCTAGTAACAAATGCATTTGGTACATTCTGGAATGTAATGTCATCTCCCCCTGCTGTTAGCACCCGAAGGATTCCTCCGGTACCTACGTACAATATACATCCTGTTACCTCTCCATTTCCTGGATTTGGAATGTCAACAGTATCGCTCTTCGTTACTACTGCCGCTCTTGATTGTTGTAATTTCTGATATGCCATGATCTTATTAATTAATCTTCTTTATATGGGAATGCACGGTTTAGTGCATCTTTTCTTTTTTCACAGCCACAATCTTTTCCTGCGGCCTTAGCAACAGTTTCAACTACCTTCTTAATTCCAGTAGCTGTAGTTACTTTTTCAATAGTATCTCCTAGTCCTTTGCTTTTCATAGTCTTTATAAGAAAGAATGGCACCAACCAACTAAGACTGATGCCGCTCTTTATGATTTAGATGAATAATTTATTCAACTTCTTCAGCAGATTGCTCGGCTTCAATACTTTCAACCCATCCTGCTAAGAACTTAAAGTCCTCAATACCTTCACTTGAGAAAGTAAACTGATAGAACTCAAATGATTCATCAAGTAATGCCTTCATGTCCTTGGACATAGCCTTGATTCCTTCCTTGGTGAACTTGTATTCACCCTTCTCATTCAACTCTAGTACACCATTCGATTCAGTATGAGCATGGTCTAGACGAATGTCTTCTCTCTTCTCATTGTACTGCTCAAATAGAGGCTTAATCTTGTCTACAATCTTCTTAAGCTTAGCCTCCGCCTTACTACCTTTCTCAGTAGGTGTTACGTTTAACGCTCTAACTAGCTCTAGCAATTCAGCGTTTGTCTTTGTTACTTTCTGTGCCATTTGATTTGATTTTTTAATGATGAACAAATATAGTTAAACTTTGGAAATTCTTTTACCCATACCAACTCTAGCCTTCTCTAATTTTTTAGCGGAAAGTTTTGCTGGACTTATTTCACTCTTAGTCTTTGGTGTTTTTTCTGATACTCTCAATGTTGGTCGGCAGTACTCATTACGTCCACCAGCACCACACGCTTTACCACTCTTGGTATCCTGCCACTTCTCTTTCTCCCATCTTTTCAGTGATGTACCTGATTCAGTTTTTCGAACTGAACCAGATGCCTTACGACACTTAGCAATAGCCTGGGATGCCCTAGCAGAAGGGAACACATCATACGATGCCTTTACCTTTTTGTAGCAAGAGTCCTTTGGCATCTTATTTTTTCTTCTTAGTAAGAACTCCCTTAGCAATCAATATGTCTTTCTTAGTAATTTTCCCATCTCCACTTGTATCAGGGAATCCTTTTGTAGTTTTGCCTACATTGCCTTTAAGAAATTTCATAGGACCATCTAAAGATTTTTTAGATTCAAACTTAGCCGCCTTCTTAATTACTTGTTTCATTAGTACTTCCCTCTCTTACTCTTAGGTGATGATTTGGTAGATCCTCCAGGACCTGCCCATAAGTTCTTACATGCCCAGTACTTAGCAGATAATTTATCTGTAGCACTATCGCATTTGTGACGAGCCTTAAATGAAGACCGTGCCGCTGCTGAATAGTTATGACCATAACCCTCGGCACCAAAGTGAATTAGCTTCTCTTGTCCATTAGCACAAGCCTTTACCATTCTCTTCTTGCCGGGTCTGTCAGAAGCAACGACACGGTTACATTTCATTGTAGACTTCTCAGCCATTAATACTTCTTTTTAGCCATTGCTTTTTTAACGGCTTTCTTAACTACTGCCTTCTTTGCGCCTTTAGCTGCGCCTTTAACGGCTCCTTTTAGAACTGCGGCTTTGGGCATACCCATGGCCATCATTTGATCTCCCTTCATTTTTTCTTTGGTTTGTAAGAGGTTGCGGATTTAACTTTTTGAGTGCAAGGTTGCATGTTCTTGTTGTTTAAATGTGGTACCTTTGTTTACAAATGTAATAATAAAAATGAAATCAAATAAAAGAGACTACCTTAAATTCTGGAAAGTAATCCGTGAATACTTCAAGGTAAGGCACAATCTAAGTCAAGCAGATCTAGACATGCTGCTGTACCTCTACTCAGAACGGTACTTCAATATCACCACCTTCAAAGAATACGAAAAAATATTTAGCTGGAACAGGGAAAGGTTCTACAGATTAATAAAAGAAGGATGGATTGAATTGTTTTCTAGCAGACAGAAGGGCAGACCTGCCATGAGATCTAAGGCATTGTACTCACTATCCTATAAAGCAAAGAGAATGATTAACTCAATCTACAAAAAGTTAGAGGGGGAAGAGATTCCTGAGACAATGTGCAACAACCCAATGTTCAAGAAGAACGTAAGGTTCTCGGACAAAGTCTACAGGAACATGATTATTACTATGAATCAGGAACTAAAGGAGAATAGACTCACAGGACAAGAACTACGTCACGTTCCTGAATAATTACGCAGTGCTCATCATTGATGATCATCACATAGCTGTTCGCCTTGTCGTAGTACACGTTGTCTCCTGGCTTGATTGAACTTACCTCTGTCCCTGAGTTGATTACTACTCCACGCTTGTAGCGTAATTGGTTGGTGTCCTCACCAGATAGGACTAATCCTGAAGAAGTCTTTACTTCCTCGTCAATTGATTTGATTACAATATTTTTTCCTATAGCTTTCATACTACAAATATAGTTATGTAAAGACCAGAAACAAAATACTAGAAACAACTACACCGAATACAACCCCTATCAGAAGCCCATCTATGAAGTTCCGATAATCCCTTTCGTTTAGTGCCATAATATTATTTTTGTGTTGCCAATATAATAAACGAATTTGAAAAATAAAAAATAATAGTAACTTTATGGACAACAAATAAGCTTCTGATGAATCTAAGAAAGGTTAGCAGGAATGTTCACGTCATTGATCTAGAAAAATCAGAGACAAAAATAGCTTTACTATCGGACATCCACTGGGACAACCCAAAGTGTGATAGAGATCAACTAAAAGATCACCTGGAGTACTGCAAAAAACACAATATCCCAATCTTAATCAATGGTGATTTCTTCTGCTTGATGCAGGGAAAGTATGATCCAAGAAGAAACAAGAAGGATATTCTTCCTGAGCACAATAAAGCAAATTATATAGACGCTGTTATTGAAGACGCAGTAGATTATTGGTCTCCTTACGCACATCTGCTCACAGTTATTGGATATGGCAATCACGAGACTGCAATCATTAAGAATCTAGAGACTGATCCTCTACAAAGATTCGTTGACTTGCTCAACTATACCAACAAGACAGAGGTTTATACTGGTGGATACGGGGGATGGCTAGTCATTAAGCATCATCTAGGTAGCAATACCTACATGTCAAAAAATTTGAAGTACTTCCATGGTTCTGGTGGGGGTGGAATAGTTACAAAGGGAGCTATAAACTTGACAAGAGCCCTAGAGATGTACGAGAACATGGACATATTTATCATGGGACACATACATGAGAACTCTAGTCGTAACGATGTACGTGATACTATCCAGTTTAACCCTGGCAAGCATGTACATGAGATAGTTCACAAGCAGATTCACCTAGCTATAACAGGAAGTTATAAGGAAGAGTACCAAGATGGAGCCTTTGGCTGGCATGTTGAGCGAGGAGCCCCTATAAAACCTACTGGTGGAAGGATACTTACCCTATCTGGTAAGGAGACACACAGGAAAGAAGTAAGAAATTATGAGTTATTAGTAGACAGTTGTAAATTTCCCCTATGAAAGCAGTACTAGAATTTGATTTGCCTGAAGATAACAAAGACTTCCAGGCAGCCATAAATGGCCATAATTACAAAAGTGCCATCTGGGACTTTGACCAATTGCTTCGTTCTGAAATGAAGTACAAAGAATTATCTGATGAGACTTACCAAGCTTATAAATGGTGCCGTGAAGAGTTAAGAAAAATATTAGAGCAAGACAATTTATACATCGAACAATAATGGAAGACAAGAGAATACTTACATCAATCATTTCTTTTATAGCAGGAATAATTTTAGCATTTATTATAATGCCAAAGCCTGAAGAAGAAACGGTTTATAAATTTGAAAGCGTGACAAATACGGACACTTTGATTATCGAGGTCAAGGACACAGTTTATGTGCCGAAAATGTGGATAAAATCACAGTTTGTTAGGGATACAGTTCTAGAAGAATATAAGCCTACTATAAGCTTGTTCAGCACCACGACTCCTTTCGAGTATGGTAACACCTACGTTAGTGGAGAAGTCCTCGGAGAGGTACTTAAAATGAGCGTTACAAACGATTTTAAAATCCCTGTGGTAACCAATACGGTTACGAACACAGAGACTAAGACAATTATAAAGAAGAGCAAAGGATTATATCTAGGCGCATCGGTCAACTCTCTGCTACAACCAGGCGCAAAAGTTGCCTACTTGGACAACAAGTACATGTTTGAGTACCAGTACCAGCCACTACAGAATATTCACCAGATAGGTATAAGCAAAAAGTTATTCTAAAGGTTAACAAAAGTTCCCAATATGTAAACCTATAAGTACCCAAGTAGCATACCGTAGGATCTGCTCTTGGGTCATTTTTTATTGTACAATTCGGAAATTATCCGAATTGGTTGTCACAATTTTACAAATATTCGTCCCAAAAATCGACAACATTAGTCTCCAAATGTCTCCATTTTGTCGACATTTGGCAGCTTATGGCAAAGAGTGCCGTAATATAGTAGTATATCTACTACATTTACGCATAATGTAAACCACAATGAATGATATCTCACTCATTTTGCATGAATTTTTAACAGCACTAGGTACCCAATCAAGTCGTTCACCACGTCCTCATCGTCCTTCTCAAGGCTGCCGTTCTTGATTCGCTTAAGCTTGTCATCGATTCGGATCAGTAGTCCTTCTTTTGCGGACAACTGAGAGAACACACCAATCGGCTCTAGTGCTGAGTTGCCGTACTTGCGGTTCTTCTCAATGAGCATACGCTCAATTTTCTCTAGTACCTCGCCTACCTTAATTGCAAATGGTGCCTCCATCTTAATTTATTTTACTAGTCTCATACCACCATATCACTAGCAATGCGAACACTATCGCTAGACCCACGGTTATCGCCCAGCTCTTAAGCAGTCTCATAGTGCCCTATGAATTTTTTGAACCGCTCTCCTCTGATGTATTGGCTTGTACCGAACTTAGACCGACCCTTCTTCACCAGCAGGCCATCCTCGAACAGCACGTAGTACTCATTCTCATCAAACACTTTTGATGTAGTTAGGTATTCTACCCAACTCTTACGGTTCTCGTCAACGACTTTTGTCACCTGACCGTGCCCAAATGGGTTTAGTATTGTCTCCATATCTTATCTAGTCTCGTATGATCGTGCCATAGTTATGATGGCGTTAGTACTCAATATAGTTGTCGCTACACTCACAGCGTTCTGTAACGCACTGCGTGTCACCTTTAGTGGGTCAATCACACCCATCTGTACTAGGTCACCCATCTGCCCCGTCTTTAGGTTGTACCCGTGCCCAACAGGCATCGCCTCCTTGTATACGTCACTTGGCTTGAGGCCAGCGTTAGCTAGGATCTGCTGGAATGGTGCCATCATCGCATTGGATAGTATCTCAACAGCAGCATTGTACTCCTTGCTTAAGTTAAATAATAGGTCTCTTCTGATCACAGCACTCTCGTCAAGCAGTGCCTTGCCTGCACCTGGTAGTATGCCCTCCTCCAGAGCGGATCGTACCGCACACACCGCATCGTCAACACGGTCGTACAGCTCCTTCTGCTCTAGGTCAGTCTGCCCACCTACGTATATCACACCTATCCCTCCCGTAAGGGAGGCGATTCGCTCCAACAGGTGGTCCTTGTCAACCTTCTTCTTAGCAATCTTATGTGCCTGCCATAGCTGTGCCACTCGCTCCTCGACCTTTGCAGTGTCGAGCTTGAGGTCTGACTTGAGGATTATGGTCTTGTCCTTGCCAACCACCACTCTGGCTGCATGCCCTAGGTCAGCAATAGTGATCTGACTCAGGTCATCCCCGGTCTTCTCACTGAAGTATGTGGCCCCAACACTCACCGCCAGGTCCTGCATCAGCTCATGCTGTCGGTACCCGAAGCTCGGTGGTTGAACCACGCACATCTTTAGGTTACTCTTCATCACGTTTGCCGCCAAGGTATTCACCACGTTCACGTGGCATGGAGATACGATCAGTAGCTTCTTCCCCTCCTGTATGATTGGCTTCAACACGTTCTCAATCTGCAAGACATTACTTATCTCAATGTCAGCCACCAGCACCAGTACATCCTCAAATACGCACTCGTCCCTACTCTGATCGTTGATGAACAGTGGGCTTGTGTACCCCCTGTCAATCTTTAACCCCCTAGTGGTCTCAGCATATGTGTCAGCAGTCTGGCTTCGCTCCACCGTTACTATGCCATTCTTCCCCACCTCCTTGTACACATCAGCAATGATTCGACCTATGTGACTGTCATTGTTCGCAGAGATAGTTGCCACGTCAAGCAGCATTGAGTTAGTGACCTTCTTACTCTTCTTCTTCAACCCCTCAATCACCTTAGTGCTCAGCTCAGATATGTTGCGTAGCACCTCAGTATTATTTAACTGCTCAGTGCCAATATGCTCCAACCATCCAAGTACCAACCCCTCTGTCAACACTATGGCAGTAGTAGTGCCATCACCAGCAGCAGTAGCCGTTCTATCAGCCGCCTCCTTCATCATCTTAACCGCAAGGTTCTCCACAGGGTCAAGTAGGTCAACAGCCTTAGCGACAGTCACCCCATCTTTAGTTACAGTAATACCATGCGTGTGATTAGGACTCTCAATTAGTACCGTGTTGCCATATGGCCCCAACGTACTCTTGACCGCTCCGGCAATCTTCTTGATGCCAGAAATTAACTTTAGTCTGCCCTCCTGGGCTAAAAATAAATCTTTAGGTTCCATTTGAATTAAATTTTACCAAATCTATAAAATAATTTTTACAAAAAAAAAAGCCATCCCGAAGAATGGCCATTTCAATAAGCTCAGGAATATTAAGCAATTGTAATACCTGATACAGCAAACGGTAGGTTTTGAACCTCAAATGCTACATACGTCCATGATGTACCCAATGCTCTGACAACAGCGTCTTGAATAGCATCACGCATAACTTCGCTACCTGCTGGAGCTGCCGCATGGGTAATTGTCACAACATCAGTTCCTGTGCTTGACTTGTAGTGAATATGTACAGCTGTTGTTGACTCTTGCTCAATCAACACAATACCTGTAGCAGAAACCAATTGTCTCTGCTCGTTCGTTACTGGGATACTTAAAAACTTCTCCATTTTTTTGTTTGTTTAGTTTGTTCAGACAAAGATAATGAAAAATGGAATATCGAATTGAATGACAAACTTCTTCTTCCCTATATATATATATATATTAATCTCTCTCTTTTATATTTTTCTCACTACAATTCATTTTAAAAATTAACATAATCGACAGGACTCTAGATATCAGTTAGTTACACGACATAATTTCGTACAGTCCATGACAGTTTATCTGGAATGTTGGGTACAAAAAAAGAGGGACCATAAAATCCCTCTCTCAAATAAACTCAAAAAGCTACTACTTCAAGAACATCCCTCTGATGTTATCGTCATTGCCTGCTCTCTGAATACCTAGTGACACAGCTTCAGAATACATCTCAAGCTTCTCTGCTTTCTTCAAGGTTCTCTTAATATCGATAGCCTTTTGAATTCCTGTTACGCTGTTAGGACGATCATTTATCAAACGACCGTTCTTCATTGTTAGTCCATCAATCATGCACAAATATAATACTTTAGATGATAGGACTGTTTGGGTAATACCACCAAATTACGACAGCCGGCCCAAAGCGGAAACGATTTTTTTTTCGGCATGGGGGGTAGGCAGTCAATCGGCTTGCCATGGATTTTTTGGCTTTTCCTATCTGCTCACTGCAAGTAGTAGTGCCTAGGATATACGAACTCCTATGCCCTAGCTTGCATCCCTACCTAGCTACCTACCTAGCTACCTTTCTTCCAGATAAACTTGACTCGTAGTCAACAAAAGATATCCACAAGATATCCACAAGGGATAAGAGGATACTTTGCTTTACCCAAGTCCCATAGATTCTAAGGATAAATAATATATAACACCAATAACAAAATTAATCTCGCTGATTATCAATCACTTACATAAAAGTTTAATAAATATTGAAAATAAATTGAACGAGTATTAGGATATGAACTAGAAAAGAACATCCTTTGTACATGCAATAAGCACAACGCCAAAAACAGCCATAAGGGCTGAGGTGGATATCTATGACCAAAACAAAAAGAGAAATGATAGTAGCAATCACAAAGAAAAATCAGAGGATGGTAAACAAGGCAGTAAAATACCTTGAGAAGTACAATGCATTAAGTAGTGAGAGAGACAGAGCATATGACAATGATGAGGAGAAAAAAGGCATTCAATTGGATAGAAAATGTGAGAATGTATTTGACCAATACTTGGATGCATGTTACTACTTGCCCAAAAGAGAAGTTACTAATATTGAAAAGATTATTTATTCATAAACCAAAAAACAAATGACAACTCAAGCAAACATCGTTGAAATCACAAGATTCGAAGCCTTCGCACTTTACAAGCACTACAAAGCAAAAGCCGAAGTAGCAAAAGAAAGAGACTACTGGTATATGGTAGAATCTTTAAAAGAGGATGCTCAAAAATGGCTAGACATAGCAGCCGAAATCGAGTCTACAGATGCCGATGGCATAAACAAAAATTTAGTTATAGGTTAACTGACGAGACTTAAATAGTCGAAACCAATCTACGGATTGGTCTTAACCATAAACCAAATCAAAACCTATCAAAATAATGGAAGATTTCGAAAAATACACCAGAGAAGAATTAATTAAATGGCTATGCCGTAATGATCCTAACGGAGAGTACTCAGATGAGGATGCTGAAGGTAATGGATGGAATCCATTGACATGGGAGGAAGCATATGAATTTGCAATTGAACTAATAAAAGGATGAAAGACAACACAAAAGGAACACTACTTGCCATAGGGATTATGGCAGTAATTATCGTACTCGGCATCATGTATGGAATCCAATTGGAGAAATCATTCTACATATCAAACACCTATTAAAATGAGAACGCTAGGATTAATCATCTACACAATTGTGGCATTGCTACCAATATTTATACTTGGATATATGCTTGGACTTAAACTACTATAAAACTATGGGAAGATTTATCACATCAAGATTCAAAAGTACTTGTGCCGAGACAGGCAAGGTAATTGGCAAAGGTGAGACCATCTACTACGATGGCAAAGCATACTGCGAATCATCGAAAGCATACAAGGATAGGAAGGAAGCAAACCAGACATTCGCTCACATCAAAGCAAACGAGGACGCATACTATGATAACTTTTGCTCACAAAATAATATATAATCTTAAACCAAAAAAAAAAACTATGGGACTACTATCAGTAAATGCAGATGCAAAAACTAGTAAGGGACAAAAGCTAGGTTACTTTACGGGAATCATGTACCTAGCTCCTCATAAACAAGGGAATGGCAAGGTGAATCTCTGCGGAGATGCAACAGATGGATGTATAGAAGTTTGTTTGTATACTGCCGGCAGAGGAGCGATGACAAATGTCCAATCGGCAAGGATTAACAAGACATTGGAATTCTTAGAGAATCGAAAGGAGTTCATGGTCAACATCTACAAAGAGATTGTAAAACTGCAAAAAAAGTATGGCAATTCTCTGGTGATCCGACTGAATGGTACATCAGACCTACCATTCGAGAACATCAAGGTAGAATTAGAGGATAGATACTATTCAAACATCTTCGAGGCGTTTCCAAATGTGCAATTTTATGACTATACAAAGAATCCTCGTAGAGTATTGACCAATAACATTGGTAACTACTACTTGACATTCTCTAGGGCAGAGACCAAGTTAAATATTGAGTACTCTCGGAATGTATTAAACGAGGGTAAGAATGTCGCAATGGTATTCTCTAAGGAGTTACACGAACAATTGGTAAAGATGGGTAAGATAGTGTATAACAATAGAGAAGTGAATGTCATCGATGGCGATGAAACAGACCTAAGATTTCTGGATATGCCGAATAGTATTGTGGCATTGAAAGCTAAGGGACAAGCTAGTAAAGATACTAGTGGATTTGTAATCAGAAGCATTGAAGAAATATGAAAGCAGTAATCTACATGCGAGGGATCTATGGCAGATCCTTCGCACAAACCAGGGAGTTCAAAGATGATAAACACATGGACAATTGGCTGTCATGGATGGACAAGAATCAAGATAGAGTAAAAGTAATTGGAACTAAAATAATTTAAGACTATGGAAACAAAAGTATATGGAGTTAATCTAGACTTGATTCTAGATGGACTTGAACATCAAAGATTGGTAGACTTTGAACTATCAGATGCGGAGTTCATGGATATTGCAGAATCACATGGATTGATATGGTCTCTAAAAAGATTTGAGCATGACCATAATATTGATGACATACACAGACAAGTAATTATAAGATTCATTTAATCATGGAAAATTTAATCAGGGAAAAATTAGTGGAGTACTACAGAGAGTGTAGTGTAGATAGGTACGGGCAAGTTGGAGTGATTCGAGCATACGATGTATTCAAGGATCAAACAGATGATGTGCAGGAGTATGCTAAAGAAAATAAAAATTTGATAAGTATATCAACATATGGTGGTAGACTAGGTACATTCAGAGGTATTCAAATTCTGGATTCAGATTTACAAAATGAATGTAGAAATGCATTAAGAAATAATGAGGATTATATATACGCAATGACACATTAATAACATGGAAATTAAACAAATGATTATTGAGAATTTCATCGATTGGTATACTAGTAATGAAAGTGAGAGGATTAAAATGAAAGATGCATTGCAATCCTACTTAGATGAAGACCATGTAGATGAATTAAGTCTACAAGATAGAATCACAGGAATGTTTATCAATCAATTAAACAAATAAAGCTATGCCTAACTGGTGTTCAAATGAAATCACAATTTCCGGAGATGTTACAAAGATTGTACAAGCTTTGGAGTCCATTGAGAATAAGCAAGAGAATAACTTATTCAAAACTTTAATTGATGTACCAGATGCAGAGGATTGGTACAATACTAATCTAGAATACTTTGGTACAAAGTGGGATGTATCTTACTACGAATGTGAGCCACAAGAATTTGATGGTGGCTTGTTGCTAACTCCCAACACTGCATGGTCACCACCAATTGAGTTTGGTGTTAACCTAGCTAAGAAGTATGGGGTAGAAGTAGAGATGCATTACTACGAGTCTAGTATGGATTTCTGTGGCAAGACATACATCAACTCAGATGGCACATACACAGAGGAGGATTATGGATACATGGAGGGACTATATCATTTTGATGTGGACTATTTCTGGATGGAAATTCAATGGTATGTTGAGTCTGCAATTGAGGATGGACAATCTGTCGAGGAATTCCTAGAAGATTATGACTACTTACCTACTTATGACAAGAAAGAACTAACTAAAATATACAATGAAAGCCTTTGAAATTAACACAACTGCCTACGATGAGGAGAACTTTGTGATCCTCACAGACTTGAATGAGATTCAAATCAAGAAAGTGATTGAGCCTATAGTTAATCGGGAGCGTGAGTTTGGTGAGGAGTATACCAACGATACACTTATCGATGCCCTATTGGATGCCTATCCAGATAACCAATTCTATTCATACACAACACCTAAACTAATAAGCATATGACTACAGATGACGCAAGAAAATTCTTGGCAGAGCAAGGGTTCTTTACTGGCAACCTATGGCACATAGATGATGTAACTTCATCTTGGGAATGTAGCGACACGGATGCCTACAAAATACTTGAGATGGCGTTAACAAATGCGTGGACTATGGAGCAGATTTCGGAATCAATTTATTTAATAGCACAAGACTTAAACTTAGAAAAAAAATGAAGACAATTGAAGGATTAGAGAATGACTTTCTCAGGAGCGAAATCAAAAGACTCAAGGAGATCCGTGAGGAGCAAGAGCAGATGTTGGTGGAGGATATCTACCAATGGATAATGTCCAACGAGGACATGGGCATGGGTGAATGTGCAGATGCGTTATACGAAGCAACTAAAATTGTAGCAGAATGGAAAAGAAAATGCAAATGAAATTCAATCACGAAGCAAACTCCCTAGTGGAGTCACTAGGAGTGGAGCAACACAAGTATGCTGCCCAATTGGCTACGATCCTAACCCTACTATCTAGTGGGGACATGGATAAGGTGAGTAAAGTAAGCGAGATGATGCACAAGTGTGTAGACTACAACATACTACTGCTACTAGCAACCAATCATCTGCTTCAAATTGCAGATAACTTTACCCAATTCACAGACCTATCAGACAACTAAGATGAAGGTACTAGAATTATTCGCTGGTAGTAGGTCTATTGGCAAGGTAGCAGAGGCATTAGGTATGGAGGTGTACTCCTCCTACCTAGTCCCCTTTGATGGGATTGACTATGCGGTGAGCATACTAGACTTTGATGTAAACAAAGTCCCTTTCAAGCCAGATATTATTTGGGCATCACCACCATGCACAGCATTTTCTGTTGCATCCATTGGTAGGAATTGGAATCATGATAAGACTCCCAAGACTGATGGTGCTAGGTTTGGTATTCAGTTAGTAGAGAAGACAATTGAAATCATCAAGCACTTTGATCCTAAGTATTTCTTTATTGAGAACCCAAGGGGGATGCTGAGAAAGATGCCTATCATGGAGGAGTTTGATAGGAAGACAGTCACCTACTGCCAGTATGGTGATAGTAGGATGAAGCCTACAGATATCTGGACTAATAGTAATGTATGGATTACAAGAAAGATGTGTAGCAATGGGAACACATGCCATGTATCAGCACCTAGAGGTAGCGTTACCGGTACACAGGGGTTAAAGAATGCATACGAGAGGAGTAAGATTCCACACGATTTATGTTTTGAAATTTTAAACACACACGCAATATGAATGTATTCAAATTAAAAGTAGGAACATGGGATGGTGACCAGTGTACACTATACACCAACCTAAAAGAGGAACAAATCAGAAAGGTGACAGAGCCTATGGCGAATCAACATGATGAGATGAAGTACTTTATCGAGGACTACATCCATGCATTGGAGGATGCATATCCTAGTAAGATTGTCTTATCAAATTTAAGTGACACCTTAACAATTCAACTATGAAAATCGAAGTAAATATACCTAAGTACTTGGATCTTGACCACACCTACCAAGCGGTAATGGATGCCATGTACAATGCAGACAATGTAAGTAAGCAAGAAGTATTACTTGTATCAAGTGTCCTCAATCAGTTAGCATACAATAAGTCAAAAGGCATACTAAAGCATGGCTTCAGGGAGTGGGCAGAGACCCACCATGAAGTTGTATGCACAATTCATGCACTCATTACTAACGACACCATGCCGATAAGACTGCTTGACATCATCGATGCCGAAGGTATTTGCGGACTATACGACCTAGGTATTGACTTGACCAACGAGTTCTGTAACACCTACGAGAGTAGGGAATGGGATGGGGACTGGGTTGACACTATTATTGAATTTATAAACGAAAAACTAAAATGACATTGGAAGGAAGACTACAGATGTACGAACTAGTACATGCAATGAATGACAGACTGCTTTATCTGGATGAGAAGAGCAAGGAAGAGTTTATCAAGGCGATTGAGAACTTATTTAAAACTTATCCATGCCCTAGGGAGGTGAAGTATGGAAGCGAAGCAAGTGTTTAATGTGTACTACTATGGCAACCTGTATGCAAGGTTGGTATGCACCACGAAGTGGGAGGCTATTGATAGGATCTGCAACGAGCATTACTGGTTGAACAGAAGCAAAGTTTCTGCTAAGAAAGATTGACATTGTTTATTTATTGTCTTATATTGTATCAAATTTAAATCAAATCTACTATGAATGAAAGCGAGGTGTTTATCAATGAGGAGATTGAGTTCAGCATTGATGACAAGGACTACTTCTGGGTGGGTAGCTACGAGGTAGCTAGTCATGGAGAGGAATCAAACTGGGACTATGTTGGTGACAGCGAGACAGTTGTAAATATTTTAGGTACTCATCAGCTATGCACATGGGATGAGGAACAGGGCAAGACTATTGACATTGCACCTACAGGAGAACTACTGGAAGCTATAGCAGAAACTATTTTTAATAAGCTATGATGGTTAATCTTATAGTCGGGTTGGCAGTTATACTAGCCAGTGCGGTAGTCAACAAGCTACTATACAAAAATGATCGAAGGGGAATCCTAATCGATGCAATCAGTACGGGGGCATCCTTAGTGTTGTTCCTAGTATACATTTTAATCGTACACAATTATGAAAGTTGAAATCTTTAATAACTATTTAGACAACATCATCAAGCGTTACTCCATCCCTAGGGACTGGATATTCTCAAAGAATAAAAAGATGGAGGTGGTAGATGCAAGACACATGCTCTACTACCTGTGTTCCAATCGTAAGATACCTGTCAGCTACATCCAGAGGTACATGGACATGAATGGGTACGTGATAGGTCACTCATCCATTATCCACGGGATCAAATCAATCGAGAGTAAAGTACAGGCAGACACAGACTACAAACAACTAATTAAAAATCTAGAGAAATGAAATCAGAAAAATCAGTATTCGACAGGCTATCAGCCATCAATGTGAACGAACATGTTGAGAAGAAGGACAACCTAACCTACCTATCCTGGGCCTGGGCATGGTCTGTGACTAAGAAGGAGTGCCCAGATGCATCGTATAAGATCCTACCTACGGAGTACGATGATGACCTTGGATTCATGTGCCATAGCGAGGTGACTATCGAGGGTCAGACCCTAGAGATGTGGTTGCCTGTCATGGATGGGAAGAACAAGAGCATGAAGAAGAAGGCGTACTCCTATGCTACCAAGTACGGAGACAAGCAGGTGGATGCAGCGACTACGTTTGACATCAACAAGACCTTGATGCGTTGCTTGGTTAAGAACCTAGCGATGTTTGGATTGGGGATTTACATCTATGCCGGTGAGGATTTACCAGAGAGTGAGCCAAAGGCAGTGGAGCAGAGCTTGCCTAAGGCACTGGTTACATTAGTGAAAGGAAGCGATGATTGGATTAAGGTTCTAAAGTATGTAAAGGACAACAAGAGTAAGGGTCTTGCATTCATTGGCAAGCAGTTGACCACCCAGTATGACATATCTGTAACACTGAAGAAAGAAATAGCTGATGAGTTTAATGCTTAGGCACGGATCATTATTCAGTGGAATCGGGGGCTTTGATTTGGCCTCCGATTGGATGGGATGGGATAACGTGTTCCATTGCGAATGGAATCCATTCGGACAGAGAGTCTTAAAATATTATTGGCCTAATTCAATATCACACAATGACATCACCAAGACAGACTTCTCTATTTACAGAGGAGAAATTGACATCATCACAGGGGGATTCCCATGTCAGCCCTACTCATCAGCAGGAAAGCGACTCGGCAAGGATGATGACCGCCACCTCTGGCCAGAAATGTGTCGAGCAATTCGAGAAATTCAGCCGACCTACATCGTGGGCGAGAATGTTCGTGGGCTTGTTAATTGGAATGGAGGGTTGGTATTCGACGAAGTGCAATCTGATTTGGAAGCTGAAGGCTACGAAGTCACACCGTTTTTACTTCCAGCTGCAAGCGTTAATGCTTCCCATGTCAGGCAGAGAATTTGGTTTATTGCATTTAATGCTTCCTACTCCTTGCGCTATGGACATGAAGGCAGGAAGGAGAGGCAATGCTCCAAGAAAAGGACACAATCCAATGAACAACAATTTAAAGGACGCAATAAACTACATAGAACAGACTTCAAAATGCAGCCATCTGTCCCCTCACTTTGTCATGGAGATGATGGGCTTTCCGGTAGACTGGACTCTATTACCTTTCCTAAATGGAGAAAAGAATCAATAATGGCAGGAGGAAATGCCATAGTACCCCAGGTAGTGTATCAAATATTTAAATCAATCGAACAATATGAATCAAATTATTGAAGAACTAAGGAATGATGATGAGTATTACAATGGGAAGGGTAAGTACTACCTATCCAACTCAGACATCTATGCATTGCTTACCAATCCTAAGCTATTTAGAGTGCCATCTGGAGATTCTAAACACTTCCATGAGGGTAGACTATTCCATCAGCTAATTCTTGAGCCTGAGAAGGCTGTAATCGTGCCACAGGTGGACGTTAGTACACGGAATACAAAGGAGTACAAGACCTTCTGTGCTGACAACAACCTTGGGTTCGCCATGTTGACCAAGGAGTACGAGGAAATTGTGCGACTTGCTGGTGTGATGAAGTCAAACTTCCAGTTCTACAATGACATCTACAGGGAGGGCAACCTATACGAGGAGCCAATCATTGGTGATATCAAGGGACTGCAATGGAAGGCGAAGGCTGACATCGTAACTGCCGATTCGATTATAGATTTGAAGACCACATCAGACATAAACAAGTTCAGATGGTCTGCAAAAAGCTACAACTACGACTCTCAGTGCTACATTTACCAGAAATTATTTGGAAAACCGCTATACTTTTACGTTATTGACAAGGAATCTGAGCAGCTTGGTCTGTTCAGACCATCCGAAGAGTTCGTAAGCGGTGGCGAGGCCAAGGTAGAGCGAGCGATGGAGGTGTACTACAGGTACTTCGGACCGAATCCAACAGATGACATTGACAATTACTTTATAAACGAAACACTTTAATCAAATGGAAATACCAATTGAATTTATACATGCCCGTCCCGGTGATGCATGGATGTCTACAGATAGAGGACAAGTTGTGAGTTTCTTTACTGATCACACATTTACTTATGCGATAATTATTCTAGAAAGAAATGGACAATTTGTAACATCATTATTACAAAATTTCAAACGAGTATAAACGAAACAATCAAATGGAAAAGAAAGACAAAATTTACGGAGGAAGTTCTAGAGTTATTCAGACTAAGTACGGACCGCTTACAACAGTAAGCCAAAGCAAGAGGGACTTGCAAAATCTTTTAGCCTACCTCAATGAAAAAAACCTTGAGTGGGTCAACCTAAATATCGTAAAGAATAAGGATCAGGTTCCAAACAAACCTTCCCACCACCTAGTAGTGAACATCTACAACCCAGGTGATGACAATAAGGTAGATGAGCCAACCAACCAGATGCCTTTCTGATAAGAAGGGAGGGGGTAAAAGTCCCCCTCTTTTTTTTCTCCAGACTATGTCGTTTTTATTTTTCCCTATATATATATATATACTACTTGTTTACTTATTGTTTCTTTGACTAGTAAACGGGGTTTAAATTAACATAATCGACATACATCTAAGTATCAGTAAGTTAACCTGACAAATAAACGACATTCATTATACATTTATGACATATCAAGTAACGATATTCTCAAGCATCAAGGACACGGATACTCCATTCCACAGGAATGTGGGTTTAATCCTTGAAAGAATTAGATCGGGGTCATCAAAAGATCTGGTAAAAAGAATCAGAGCAGAGAAGAATAAGCAGGAGAGGAATGACTTGAAGAAGTTACTGCCTGCCATATGCTTCAGCGGTATATTCAACAAGAGAACAGATGCATCTCTTATTCAGCACTCAGGTTTGATTTGCCTAGACTTTGATGGCTACCAAAAGACTAAGGACTTAACCGATGACAAGGAGAGGCTGTCCAAGAACAAGTATGTGTACTCCGTATTCATCTCTCCCTCTGGCAATGGCCTAAAGGTACTGGTAAAGATACCAGCAGACCAAGACAACCACATCAACTACTTCAACAGCCTAGAGAAGCACTTCAATAGCCCCTACTTTGACAAGACTAGTAAGAACATATCACGTGTATGCTACGAGTCATATGATGCATTGATTTATGTGAACGAGAATTCATCTGTCTGGAACACCATAGAGGATCTTGAGTACACGGAGGTGAGTAAGATCAAGGACAAGCTAACCATACCCATCACTGATGAGAACAAGGTGGTTGACATCTTGGTGAAGTGGTGGATGAAGAAGTACCCAATGGTTGAGGGACAGCGTAACCATAACGTGTACATCCTAGCGATGGCGTTCAATGACTTCGGAATAAACAAGAGTCTTGCATCACGTATGCTGAGCCAGTACGCTACTGAGGACTTCCCTGTAAGTGAGATAGGTGCGGCAATTGACTCAGCCTATCGGCACACGGCCAACTTTGGCACCAAGTACTACGAGGATGAGGAGCAGGTAAACTCCATCAAGGCCAAGCTAAGAAGGGGTGTATCAAAAAAAGAAATACGTATTCAGCTACAGGACTCTCAACTGGATACGGATACTATTGAAGCAGTCTTGACCAAGGTGGAGGAGGAGAACGCAAAGAAAACATTCTGGGAAAAGAGCGAGAAGGGAGTCATTCGAATAGTACACATTCTATTCAAGCAGTTCCTTGAGGATCACGGGTTCTATAAGTTCTGCCCTGAGGGTGGTAAGAATTACGTGTTTGTCAAGGTCACCGATAACCTGATTGACCACACCTCTGAGAAGGAGATGAAGGACTACGTGCTGACCCATCTGCAAGAGCTGGATGACATTGGGGTATACAACTACTTCGCTGACAACACTAGGTTCTTCAAGGAGGAGTTCCTGTCCATGCTATCAACCATAGACATCTTATTCATTGAGGATACCAAGGACACCTCTTACCTGTACTACAAGAACTGTGCTGTGCAGGTTAGCAAGACTGGGGTGAAGGCTATTGACTACCTTGACTTGGGTGGATACGTGTGGAACGATCACGTGATTGACCGCAACTTCATCATGTGCGATGTGACAGATGCATGCAGCTACAAGAAGTTCATACGAAACATCTGTGGGGGTGATGATGGTAGGGTACAGGCGATGGAGAGTAACATAGGGTTCCTGATGCATGGCTACAAGAACCTAAGCTTCTGTCCGGCAGTAATCCTTAACGATGAGGTGATTAGCGACAACCCTGAGGGTGGCACAGGCAAGGGTCTGTTCATGAACGCACTAGCAAAGATGAAGAAGGTGGTAACGATTGATGGCAAGTCATTCACATTCGAGCGTAGCTTCGCCTACCAACTTGTGTCTGCTGATACACAAATCCTAGTGTTCGATGATGTGAAGAAGTACTTTGAATTTGAGCGTTTGTTTAGCGTGGTGACCGAGGGTCTCACGCTAGAGAAGAAGAACAAGGATGCAATTAAGATACCATTCAGTAAGTCACCAAAGATTGCCATCACTACTAACTATGCCATCAAGGGATCGGGCAACAGCTTTGCTAGACGTAAGTCTGAGCTGGAGCTACACCAGTACTACTCCAAGTCATTCACTCCCTTGGATGAGTTTGGTAAGCTGATGTTCGGGGACTGGAACGATGATGACTGGTGTGAGTTTGACAACTACATGATTGGTTGCCTATCCAACTACCTGCATACAGGGATAGTGAAGAGTAATTTTGTGAACCTAAAGATTAGACAGCTATCTGCTGAGACCTCTCATGACTTCATCGAGTGGTGTGGTCTGGTGGAGGGTCAGCCTAAGAACAACACGCTTGAGGTAGAGGTGAGGCTATACAAGAACGATTTGTACAATGACTTCGTGAACGAGTACCCTGACTACGGACCAAAGTCTAAGATGACCATCAGCAGGACCAAGTTCTACAAGTGGTTGGTTGCATATGGCCTATTCAAGTATGGCGTTGCACCTGAGGAGGGGCGTGACATGATGGGCAGGTGGATAATAATTCATTCGAATGATTGATAGGGTACCTGGGTACTCGGATGAGCAGATGCTACGATACTGCGGTACACTTTACGATGTAGTATCAAAGAGTAAGTTCGTTGATCCAGATGTAGTAACTAAAATAAAGAACAGTCTATCTTATTACGGGACATATAGCATGCAGTTTAGACCATACCAGAGGGATATAATATCGCAGGGAGCACGAGCCATTGAGACACATGGCTTCGTGTACCTAGCTATGGAGGTTCGTACAGGCAAGACCTTGACTAGCCTAGGCATAGCAAGTCAGTGCGGAGCTAAGTCAGTGCTGTTCGTGACCAAGAAGAAGGCCATCGGCAGCATCGAGAAGGACTACGATTTGCTTAAGCCTAGCTACCATATAAAGGTGATCAACTATGAGAGCCTCCACAACGTGGTAGATAGCTTCAAATTTGACCTAATAGTCATTGATGAGGCACATAGTATAGGTGCGTTCCCAAAGCCCAGCAATCGGGCTGTAATGATGCGACACGCCATCTCTAAGTATAAGCCTAAGGTGATACTCATGTCTGGTACACCAACACCTGAGAGTTACTCACAGATGTACCATCAGGTGTATGCGATACCTAACAATCCCTTCCGAGAGTTCGTAAACTTCTACAAATTTTGCGACAAGTATGTCAAGGTAAAGCAGAAGAACATCAACGGTCTATTCATCAATGACTACAGCGATGGGTTGGACAGCATCATTGAGAAGATGAAGCCACACATGATAAACTTCTCACAGAAGGAGGCAGGGTTCGTGTCATCAGTTACTGAGGAGATCTTAGAGGTGGAGATGAAGGAGTCTACCATGCAGCTTATCAAGAGACTAAAGAAAGACTTGGTGATTGAGGGTAAGACTGAGGTGATACTGGCTGACACGGCAGTGAAGTTGATGATGAAGGTACACCAGCTATGCAGTGGGACGATTAAGTTTGAGAGTGGCAACAGCATGGTGCTGGACACCAGCAAGGCTGAGTTCATTAAACAAAAATTTCAAGGAAGTAAGATAGGCATCTTCTATAAATTTAAGGAAGAGTTATCTGCCTTACAGTCAGTGTTTAATGATGAACTAACAACTGATCTTAGTATATTTGAGAGCACGGACAAGAGCATTGCACTCCAGATAGTTAGTGGCAGGGAGGGGATCAGTCTTAGGCATGCCAAGTACTTGGTGTACTACAACATTGACTTCAGTGCTACGAGCTACTGGCAGAGCAGGGATAGGATGACAACAAAAGATCGTTCGTTCAACCATGTGTACTGGGTCTTCAGTAAGGGAGGCATTGAGCATGACGTGTACAAGGCTGTGATAAAGAAGAAGGACTACACAGTTAATCACTTTAAGAATACATAGTCAGGTGGTGGAATAGAGACACACATCGGAGCTGCTTGTCAAAAGTGATGGCACATTGAGATACCCTTAGATGTGCGTGCAGGATTATAACCTGCCCTGACTATTTTAATTATGGCATATATGCCACAAATAAAAACAATATGGAAAAGATTTGGAACTACGTATTTCATTGGAATGAATACACACAGAGGTGGTACGCTGTACACAGGGACAGGTACCTAGAGTATTGGAGTACTGACAAGGATAACTTCCCATCAGATGAGAACTTAAACAATTTAATTGATAAGCTATGAAACAGACAGCAGTAGATTGGTTGATTAAGAAAATTGCAGAAGATTATCCTGAAATACCAAAGGCTTATCGAGAGGAATGCAATAAAGCCAAAGAAATGGAGAAGGAGCAGATTAAAGATAGTTATGAAGAAGGCTACTCAGATGGGTATCCAGACAATGGGAAATCAGGGGAACAGTACTACAAAGATACCTACGGAGATGACACCTAAAGAAAAAGCAGAAGAGTTAGTTAATCGCTATCTTAAAAATGAGAAATTTCAATTTGGATTTAGAGAAGTTAGAAAAGAATGTGCATTGATAGCAGTAGATGAAGTATTACATTCAATAAAAAATATTAATAAATATGATTTTGGGACAATGAATTATTATTGGAAAGAAGTTAAACAAGAACTAGAAAACCTATGAGCCCTGACATAACAATGTGCCCGGGGACAAATTGTCCCTACAAAGAAAGCTGCTACCGATTCACAGCTAAGCCTGATGACTATCAATATTATTTCATTGACCCACCCATCAAAGATGGCAAGTGCGAAATGTATTGGGGAGATTTAAGCGAAGCTATTTGGAGTCAACTTAAAGAGATAGTGAAATGACACCATTTGATAAATTGAAAGTTGGAGATAGAGTAAAAACAAAGCGTTCAGGGATGGCTACAGTATTACAAGTTGGATCTTACAAATCAACAATGGTAAAGCTTAAGTGTGATAATCCTAGGTGGGCCTGTCCATATTTTTATGAATATGAATTAGAATTTGACAATGAAGTATGTCAATGACAGAGCAGCAGGTACAGACTAAGTTAATGAAGGACCTGGAGGATCAGGGGTACTATGTAATCAAGTTGATTAAGACCAACAAGAACGGTATCCCTGACCTTATAGCTATACCTAAGGACTCTGACGTTGAGTTCTACGAGGTGAAGCGAGCGACAGGAAAGCCAAGTAAACTACAGGAATATAGAATCAAAGAACTACAGAAACATGGAATCAAAGCAGAGCTCTTTTACGGAAGAGAGAAATAAGATTGATGGGCTACGGAACATCGTTGAGCTAGTAACAGGAGAACGTATCCTATCCACCACAAGGTACCGTGGTGAGGTGGAAGCCAGAATGATATTCTCCTCACTACTAAAGGACACAGGCATGCACGTTGAGAGCATAGCATACAACTTAAAGAAGAGCAGATACGCTGCTGAGTACTACCTTAAAAGATTCAATGACCTTGTTGAACTGGATTCAAAATTTAGAAGTTTATATCTGAAGTGCAAGGAGATGGTGGTTATGAATAAATTTAGGGATGAACCCGTTGATTCATACAATATTGTTGGTAGATTAGTGCAAGAGAATGAGGCACTTAAGCAGGAGATTAGATTACTCAAAGAAAGAATGAGACCTATTTACAATTTTATAACTGAGAAAGAATGGATGGAACACTCCAACAAGAAAGAGACAGAGCTTCAAGGATAGCCTTCACTACAGAAGGCTTCCATGATAGCATCAGCACCATCTACGAGAAGCTCGTGGACAGGGAGTACGTATCCGTTAAGGATGAGGTGAAGTCCTTGATAAAAGACCTGAGAGATATCATCAAGACCATAGAATATGGGGAAGACTTTTAGTCCCCACCAAAAACTCTATCCTTGATATCCTTTTTAAACTCTCGTTGTTCCTTCTCGAAGGCTTTTATCTCCTGCTCTATCTCATAAGTAGCAGATCCCTTACCATACATCTGATCATATAACTCACGGTTATATTTCTTCAGGTCAGTCTTGTTCATTGTCTTGGCTCTGCTGCCTCCACCACCACTAGATGATTTCTTTTTAGCAGGTACTTTTCCAGCAGATATATCAGCAACTCCTGCTTCCTCCTTTACTGTTTTCATTCCTGCCTTCAAGGTGTTATAAGATGGCAACGATGATCCCTTATAGTTTAAGTACAATTGAGTTGCAGTAAACATAACGCTCAATGCTAGTACTCTTAGCTCCTCATCTTCTGTTAGTGCATTCACTCCTTTGCTTTCTACCTTGTCGTATATAGCTTTGATTTCATTCAATCCACCTAAGCCATCTATAATTACATTACTAAGAACCACAAACTGAGGGATGTATTTTAGTATTGCTGTATTTACTTTGTCAGCGGTACCATATCCAGTTAACTTCTGAGTTGGTAATGGATCTACATACACACTTCCCTTTAGCATCTTTTTAATTGTAGCCTTTGTTTCCTCATTGTCAGTCATCATAATCCCAAGTGTACCTAGTACTTGTAGAATAGCTCTACCTCCACCTGCGTACTTACTTGCCGCTAATGCTGCTGCATTTGCCGCTGTCTCCTCAATGAATCCTTTAGCAGTCATCAACTCCTCAAGTAACTTGTTGCCTCTCTCCTCTTCATCATCGTCTCCAAGAAGAATTAATCTGGAGGCGTATACTACTGATGACAAGAATCCATAAGCAGCTACGTTCAATGCAATACCCAGTGGCTTTTGCAACTGACTGATTGCTTCTACTGTATCAGCCTTCTTTAATACCTCACCTGCTTCCTTAAATCCATTTACAAATTCAGTTACTTCTCGATAAGGATAGTTACTAAAGAAGCCAAGGATCTGGCCAGACACCGTGTCTCTACCAACAGTTTTACCAGGGAAAATTACAATGTCTCTTCTCTGTCCTGCCTTTGTAGTTGGACCAACAATCTTCTCAGTCTGAGCATCAGCCACAGCAGAAGCTTCTTTGATTGCCTTACCATACTTCTCTCTGTATGCTTCGCTATCATTAAACTTCTTCATGTCGAACTTCTCCTTTGTGATATTCTGAAACTCACTAGTGAATGTTGGCATCCATGATGTAACCATCATCGTTCTTTCTGGTAGACCAGATAGGAAGCTAGTCCACTTCATAAGCATACCCTGTGGTTCAATCCTTCCATCATTGATATCAATTGCATTGTTGATATTCTGACGTAGTCTTAATGGGCTATCCGTGAACTCAAGTAGATTTCTCATCTCTCCCTGACTACCGAATAAATTCTTGTATCCAGATAATGTTCTGGCTCTTAGACCAAAGGATAGTAGAGTAGATGTAAATTCAACTCCTGCTCTGATAGGATCGAACAATGTCATGGCAGCTCTTGCCTGAACCAATCTCTTCAATATGTTCTGACTAGCTGTATCACTGAACTCGTAAGCCAATGCATCAGATAGCGTATAAGATATAGCCTTAACTAGAGGGTCCTTATCTCCATTAAGTTCTTTTTTAGCAGATGCCAACACGTTGTTGATATCCTTCAGTGTCTTAGACAAGAAGTAATCTCTACCAGTTTGCTCAAGTCCTTTGATGAATAGCTTCTCAAAGTTTGTATTGATTGCACCTACTGCTTCGCTTGCTCTCTCCTTACCGGTACCAGCCTTGATTCGGATCATACCATTATCACCAGATGTTGATGGAGTAATTTGTGAAGTTTGTCCAGAGTATCTTGATCTAAGCATATGGAAAGGAATCTCCTTGAATGCATTACCACTCATCTCATTAGCTGCCTTCTGCTTTGATGTTGAGTTATTCTTCTTCCACTCCATTACTGCATCAAAGAATCCCTTCTCATTCTTGGTAAAGAACTTACCATCGTTAGCTATGTAGCTATCGTATACCGCCTTAGGATCTACATTACCATCCTTATCTTTAGGTAGACTCTCATGAATCTCTTCAATAATCTTAAGCTCTTCAGGTGAGTAGTCATCTCTCATGGTTTCGGTAGCTAAGATTTCCTTGAACCAATCACGTTTACCAATATCCTTAATGCCTTTGTTCTTAGGGTCAAACTGAGCCATGTACTCTTGAAGGTATGTGGTTAGCATACCTATCTTTTGCATTTGCTTGGTGCTTTTAAACAACTTAGAGTCATCAATCTTATACTTCTTCTTAAGCTTTAAGAAATCATTGTATCCATCTCTTAAAAACTTTTCGTATGATCCAATTGCTCTGTTAAAAGGAGAGATAATAAACTTCTGTAGTGGACCTGATGTAGCTCTACCTAAACCAAGAAGCCCCTCCCAGAATGAGCTTTCAAACTGAGCCATTTTCTTTCTCAATTCTGCTGACCCAAGACTTAACTTAGACGTTTTTAACTGCTTACCAACCTCAACACCAGCCTTGTTATTGGCTGCCTTTGACACTACGTTCTTAAATCTATAGTAGTCAATCTCTCCATTGCTTACGTTCTCAAGCAAATCATTTAGTACAAACAGGTCCTCAGGAGATAGACTCTCAAGGTCAGCATCGTTAAGCTCTAGGTATTCTTTGATTAAATCATTTTCTTCCTTAGTAAATTCAGGGTTAGTCTTTGGTCGCTGCTTATTTATCTCAGCGATTAAGTCCTTCTTTATTTTAGTAATTTGTACTGCATAATTATTTTCTACTTTTAATTGGTCTTCACCAATAATAGTAACCTGAATATCATATTCCTGTTGACTGATTACTTCATTCTCAAGTAACTGATATAACTTTCTCTTTATTGAGTTTATATCCTTTATAAGTGCAACGTATTCTTCAACACTTTCTACTTTGTTTAATCTTATTCCTTTGTATTTTTCTTTAATGTCATCTATAGTCTTAACAGAATCAAACTTTTCAGATAATTCGTAAGATTCAATCTCAGGAAGCATTTCATTCATCCTAGCATAAGAAGGAGTTCTATTATTCAAGAAGTCAAGTGCTTCCTTGTAGTCTTGTAGTCTATCAAGTGGGATAAGCTCTGGATTAATAAAAGTAAACCTATCAACAAAGTCCTTCATTGATGTATGCTTCTTGGTTCTTGCCTGACGTTGTAGCTTTCTTAGCTCAGTCATGTCAGCTGCATAGTTGGCATTGTCGAATACCTTCTCAATGTATGCAAGCAACCTATCAACCATGATAGGATTATTTAGATTGACCTTACTAATTCTATTTACTATGGTCTTAGTTTGAGCAGTCGTTATAACTCCTCCATCTTCAAACAAACGTATTGAATTAGCCAATGCTGCTCTCTTCTCGTTAAGGTCACCAGTAACTTCCTTAGCTTGCTTTATCTGTTCCTTAATTATTCTATCTCTCTCCTTAGCTAAATCAACGGTGATTGTTACAACATCTTTCTTCTGTCCCAATACTTTCTTAGCACTAGGAGCACGCTTCTCACGCTTCTTGAATCGCTTGTTCACATCACGGACCATAGTCTCACGCTGTACATCAGTAGCGTTCTCGTATACCTTAGTACCCTGGAGATAGTTGATGGCATTCTCCATTGCTTTAGCCTGAGTGGTACCACGCTTCAGTGACTTCTCAACCACACCCTCAAGCTGACCAATCATTCGGTCATACCCTGGAGCAAACTCCTCAGTTACCTCAACCTTCTTAGCGGCAGGTGTCTGCTTGCCCAATGCTTCATTGATAGCCTGCTCAGTGAATCCTCTTCTGCTTAGCAGCTCCTTTATAGCTGGAACAGAAAACCCATTAGCAAGTCCAATCTTTACAATATCATCTGCCTTCAAGTCAGGCTTCGCCATGAGCTGTAGCTGATTGCTCAGATTATTTACCTCTGCATTTTTAAATAACTTGTTCTCAGACAATAGGTCAACTACAACACTATTCAAGAAATCATCCAAGCTTATATTCTGTATCTGCTCTGGAGTTAACTTTGATATACCGGTAAGCTTTTTAATGAATGCAAATAAATCATTAAGCCAGTTCTTAAAGTTTCTCTGCTGAGCAGCTGTAGCAAATGACTCACCCTTATCTCCAATAGCTGTAGCCAGTGCCTCCTCAAGAATATAATCGCTTATCTCTTGATCAGTTGCACCATCCTTTTTCATCTTATCAGTAATACGCTTGTAGTCTTTACTTGCTTCTATCTGAGAAACATAGTCAGATCCTTTAATAAGTTCTATACCCTTTTGATAAATCTCAGGGGATAGTTCCTTAATAGTATTGGTCCAAACGTGAGCGAACTCGTGGATAGGTGTGTTAAAATTCTCAAGAGATGGATTAAGATATAGCTTACCATCTAGAACTGCTCCATAAATCTTCTGGTTCTTTGTAGCCAAGGACTTAGCATTCAAGTTTGTAAGAAGATCATCGAATTGTTTTTGAGATGTCACTACCTCAACAGAAGGTATTGCCTTTGACAACCTCTCTATAAATTGTTGATAAGTAGATTTAGTAGGAGCCTGAGTAGTGAATGCTTTAGAAGCCTTCATTGAAGCGGACCTCATAGCAGCAGCACGAGCCTGTGAAGCACTGTATGCCTTACCCTCATTGTTTCTTATTACCTTGGCTACCTTTGCATTGATAGTACTCATTGCAGCCTTTGACATATTCCAAAAAGGAACTGTGCTATCTAGTATACCAAGGGCTGTACCTCTAACATAGAAAGGATAATTCCTATGTGATGGGATTCCTTCAGCCTTCTGCTGCTCAGGAGTTATAATCGCATCGTCAATATTCTTTTCAGTAACAGGATTACCATTTGCATCTGTGATCTTAAGGACCATAGTCATTGCCCCCATAGGCAAGTCCTTAGCAAGCTGCTCTGATATCTCACCTCTAATATCTTCTTGAGTAATGTTCTGAGCCTGTAGAATCTTTCCGATTGCGGTCTCTGCAACCACACTCTTTGAAGGAATAATTTTCTTTACGAAATCAGATATGGTATCGACATCTAGTTCAGATAATTTTTCAGAGAACTCATCAATTGTATTTGATGTCTCAGCAATCTTTCTTATCTGATCTGTCTTCTTTCCGAACTTCTTGTCCTTCACATAAGATTTTAATTCAACAAGCACATTTTCTTTTATGCCAGCCTCATTTAATTTCTTAATAAAGGTATCCATAAATGCAGTGTTTGAATCAACAGCAGTTGGATTCATATTAAACACCACACTATAGTCACCATTTATAGCACCCCTTACAATTTTTCTAGCAGCATCTAGATTTATAGATGCCCATGCTGCCTTACCAAAAATCCCATCAATAAGTGGGAACAATGGACCCCCCATAAACCCATCCCCTACCTTTAATTGATCAGCCATAACAAGATTTATCTTCTTCTTTATGAGATCAACAAGTGGGAATCTTGATACCTTATTGGTAAGTTCTGTATTCTCAGTTATAACTATTGGGGTTGTCTCCATAGTTGGAGCATTAGTAGGCTTTGAAGTAGATGATAAGTCATCACTAACAGTCTCCATTAGCTTAGTAGCTGACTCTACAAGTACCTGCTTCTTTCCTTCATTATCTGTGGTAGTCTCTAGCTGGAATACCTCAGGAAGATTCTTACCTTCAGACTCGCTCTTATCTAATAAATCTGAAAGCGCATTTACTTCAGCTTCAGTAAAGTCTACTTGTGGAGTTGCTTCTTGAATAGGAGATATAGCTGGAGATACAGCTGGAGATACAGGTGCTACTTCTTGGACTTGACCTTCTTCGGCAACGCCTTGAGGTTCTGCTTGGGGTTCTCCTTGCGCCACTTCTTGGCTAACTGTGGCTCCTGGCTGTACAGGTACTTGACCTGCTGCTTGCTCTTGAATGGCATCTTCTGATAGTTTAGTAAGTTGTTGATTTATTTCGTTTACTCTATTACGCTGAGGAGTAGTTAATGCCTGATCCTTGCCATCAATCTGACGTTCCAAGTCACGCTTCTCCTTAAGCAAGTTCATTGCCTCCTTCTTCCCTTGCATGTCAAGGTTCTCAGGCAATGAGTTGAATAAGCCTACAGAATTTCTGTAATTATTAAGTATGTCCTTGCCTTCAGCAGCAGTAATCTCACCGTTATTAATTCTGGACTTGAGCCTAGCAACAAATCCCTTCTGAATGTTCGAGTCATTTGCCATCTTTTCAAACATAGCAAACTGAGCATCATCCATGCCTAAGAATCCCTTGCCAGTATAGGCAGCAGATACAGATCCGGGTACACTAAGTACACCTGCACCAATACCTTCCTGTAAACCAGCCTTGCCTACCTGTTCTATAAACTTAACTACAGAATCAGGAGTATCAAACATCTCCTTCTCCTTAGCCATGTTATAGATTTCTTTAATACCTATGTCAGCTACTTCCTGTAGTGCTCCTGTTTCAGCTTCAGCTAGGAAGCCAGCACCTAGAGTCAATGCTCCTCTGTCTACAGCACTCTCTACCTCATTCTTAATTACCTCACCAAATGTCTTATAGCTTGCACCTGTCCCTACCTTACCAAGTGCCTTAAGCACTATGCCATTTAAGAAGCCCTTCTGCTTTAATAAGTTACTTAGACCAAGGCTTTCTAGTACACCAACAGCTACTGCAATTGGAGCCTTAACTAATAGCTTTTCATTTTCTGATATATCTGCGAACTCAGGATTGTTAGCCATCTCAGTATCTAGTCCTGAGAGTACTTGAGATCCCATTAATATTGTTCGTGTTACTGGGCCACCTGCCATAGCTGGTATAGATGTCAACGCACCGAGTAAGGCACCTCCAACAAATGTTTCTTCAATTGATCTATAGTACTCAGGAGAAACCCCTGACGATTCCATAATCATCTTAGAAGCCTTATCTAAACCACCTACAACTTCTCCCTTTACACTTTTCTTCCCTGCATCTATAACTCTATTCTCTATCTTAGCAAGAGTTTCAGGGTCAAGCTTATTAGCCAATGATATAAAGTCCTCACCTTCAGTAACATTTATTCCTTCTTTCTTGGCTTGCTCGATGAATGTTTTCTCATAGTTTTCTGGACTCATTATTGGTAATCCAGTAGCTGAAATCACCTCACCTATAAAGTCAACAGCTACACCGGATAAACCTTTAGCCATTTCATAATAAGACTTATTGGCAAAGGCATTTAAAGCAGCACCATACCATGTGCCTTGCTCAGCCTTCATCTCAGTATACTTACCTATAGACTTATTTAATTGCTGTCCTCTCTTTGATAAGTCTTCAGCATCTTTTGCGAATGTCTGGAACTCACCACTGAACTGGTCAGCTCTTTCAATAAAGTCATTTACTCTAGCAATGTAAGCTGGATTGTTTCTTTGCTGTACAGGAACACTTTCTAGTTGTGCTTTCTCTGCCTCTAGTTTATTCTGTGCCTTAACAAACTCAGCATTCCTTGCCATGATTTTGGTTTCCTCTGCATTGATGCTTGCCAGAGACTCATCAAGTTCCTTCTGAGACACAATCTTCTTGTTGGCATCTGTGTACTGCTTCTGTAAAGTAGATAAGTTCTTTACAGTGGTGGCACCCTTTCTTAAAAATGCGTTTAGCTTATTGGCTTCTGTCTCCCTATCCTTGTTATCTACAACGTCTAAAGAAATATAAATAGACTCTCCCGATGGAGATGTAGCCATCATGTAATCTCCAGCTCTAGTCTGCTCGAACTTAAATCCTAGTGGACCAAACTGATACTTAAGTTGTGGAACAACATTCTCTTCAGTCTTTCCTATAAGCTCTGGTTTAACAGCAGATAACTGCTCCTCAACAAACTTTGGAAGTGGTGCTGTCTTCTGCTCAGGCAAAGGCTTTCCTGGCTGGAACTGAAACTCAGTACGTGCAGGTAGCTTCTGCTCAGGTATCTTTACTTCAGGCTTAGGCTGAGTGAACGCAGGAGTCTCCTGTACAACCTGCCCACTTGCAGGATCAAATCTTGTAAGCTCCGAACCACCATCCACAAATGGTGATGCCGTATCTTTTTTTTTTACTGGCTGTTCTTGTGCAGTCTGAATAGCCATAGGACTTTCTGCACCAGACTTACCTGCTGGAAATAACTCTGGGAATTTTGAGTTTACCACATCCCAATCTCCATTATACTTTGGATTTGTATACGTTGCTACATAGTCTTTTAACAATTGCTTGTCAAGTCCAGATAACTCAGGGAACTTTGAATTAACTAAATCCCAATCACCATTATACTTAGGATTTAAGTATGTTGCTACGTAATCTTTTAATAGTTGTTCTTCCATTTTTTTTTATTATCTAGAACTTCCTCCAGTTGATCCACCTGATTGTTGTGTTCCTCCTGTCCTTGAAAGGTAATCAATCATACCATCTGTTCCAGCTAAGTTAGAAATGATTTCTGTAAATTCATTCAAATATCCTTTCCTAATTTCTGGATTAGTTTCATAGAGATTAAATGATTTAATTACATTCTCTCCATCCTTAAGATTAATTCCCCCACTTGAATTTGGATCTAGTTCAATAGATAGTTGAGTACCATTAGGAATTTTAGCAAGAATTGATTGAAGTTTATTTTTAGTATCTAATCTTTGAGTTGAAAAAGTATCTTCACTCAATCCTGTTTGTTGTTTAACCCTTGATAAATATGTATCCTGAACATTAATAGGAGGCCCACTAGTTGGTTCTTCACCCTTTACTACTTGTGGTTGTGGCTTATTGAACGGATCTTCCTTAAGTTTTATATCAAGTCTCTGCTCAATCTTACGTCTCATGTAATCTCTAGCAGCTTGCTCTTGCTCTGCTGTTAGTTTTGGCTTATAGTAGTTTGACTGAGGATCATACACGTACTCAATTACGTTCCCCTTCTTACCAGATATATTTGACACGTATGCATTTCCATTCTTATCCTTAACTAAATCATTAGTAAGAATTGATGTCATGTTAAATGGATTAGAGAAGAATGAATTAAGCTCTTCATTAATAGCCTCCTCATATCCAGGTCTTCTCCTTACATCCTCAATTGTTACCACCTTACCTTGTAGCCTGTTCAAATCTTGAATAGTAGATTCAGTAAATCCACCAAAGCTTTTACTTGCAGCCTCAGCAGCAGCAGAAGAATCGAAATAATCTACCTTGGTATTCTGAATCTTCTTTAGGAATCCAGAAGGAGCAATCTGCTTCCCAACTTTCATCACCCCCTGATTCGCAGGGTCTGGCTCCATGATACCAACATTAACCATAAAGTTATTAGGGTCAATGATAGCCTTTGACTTAGAGAAGTCCCCAAACATTTCAGAGTATGCCATCAAGTCCATCTCAAAAGCTTGAGACTTATTAGCAGGATCATTGCTTATCATCCTATCTCTCTTCTCTTTGAACGCATTTTGGTAGTTCTTAATAACGCTAAACAACTCATCAGTACCATCGTTAAGGTTCTGTCTCATGACAGTATAGTCCTTCAACTTCAGTGCACCTGACTTAAGTAATCTATCCTGCAATAAGATAGCCTGTCTTGCATTGTCTGCATACTCAAGGGTCCAAGTATTAAGACTAGTGTGGTCTCCAGTAGGTGACTCTGCCACCTTCTTTAGATTCTCTCTAGTAGCCTGGTCTATAGCAGTTCTCTTATCCTCACGGATTTTAACCTGTTCCTGAAGCATGTCGGTAAGTCCCTTACCAATCTCTGCCCAGTTTACAAAACTGTCAGCATCTCTCTCAGCAAATTTGTAGTAGCTTGCCATATATTAAAATCCAAGAGTTTTTGTATTAAACTTTAATGAAGGGTTAACTCCAGAAACAGAAGGCATAAATTTATTAGCACTTGTAGTTACAGATGGTTGAAACAAATTGTCATCTTCGAAAGACATTCCTAATAAAGATTTTGTAACTGATGGCTTACTTACAAAGTAATCAGTAATCTGTGTACCTTTCAAACTTTGCACTCCAGATAAATCAACATTAGGAGCCTGTATTCTTGGTAGTATATCTTCAAATGGAAGTATATTTCCCTGAGCATCTCGAAATCTTTTACCAACCTTGTTGTCCTTGACAGCAGCTTCATATTCTTTCTTCAAATTTCCAAGCTCCTTAGTTCCCTCATTCTTTTTATATAGCTCACTACCCTCTAGATATTGCTGGCCTGCTGATTGTAGTCCTGTAAATACTCCTTTAATAGCTGCATCTTGTTGAGCTCCAGCCTGAGCAGCTGCTGCCTGAGCACCTTCTGCCTCAGCCAAATTTAGGTTTGCTCTAGCCGCACTTAATCTTGCCTCCTCTTGAGCGGTTGCTGTTTCAAGACCCATTAATTGCTGACCTATGTCTGATGCTATATCTCTTTGCCCTTCTTGTGCAGCCATCTGAACACGACCTGCTGTTGCAGCTACACCACGGCCTTCACCTTCAGCAGCTTGCCGAGTAATTTGTGCCGCTGATGATGTAATCGCATCACGCTGACGATCAATGACATCCATTGGAAGTCCAATTTTAGCCATTTGATTTGCGCTCAATTCTTTCATAGCTTTATCAAAAGCAATCTCTGAATTATTTCTTGCATTTCTAGCTGCTTGTCCTGCGCTAACAGCCTGTCCAGCAGATGCTCCTGCACTTGCTATTGCTGTTGATATACCAATTATGGCTGCTGTTTCTAGTCCCATATCACAATATTTTTATTAACTCTGTTGAATTTGTACATCCCTTGATGTACCCACTATTAGTAAAGACCTCAATTAAATGCTTGTTGTTATTATTTGAGAACACATACTTCGCCCCTTTAATTTTACAAACCTGAGTAAGAGTATAAATCAATAAATCCAAACACTCTTTCCTTGCTGGCTTCTTTCTATAGGTCCTGCTAGATATTATCCACTCAACCCAGGTAACCTTTGCGTTCATGGTATAAATGAATCCAGCACATACTGGCTCATCCCCATCAAATACAATCAGTCCGCTAGTAGCATCATCAGGTAAGAAATCTCTAGCCGGTGCATCCAGTCCCCAGTCATTCCACCACTTGACAAGGATGTCATCGTAGTCGCTTGTATTTAGTTGTCTTACTAAGATTCCCATAAATTTAAGGATAACTTTTCATTACTTCAGACTCAACTGCAAATAGCTCAACCTTAGTAGTGCTGTTATTCTCTAGTGTAAATATACAATAATGTCCTAGTACTCCGTGAGACTCCGCTACCGACCCCTTAATATACATAAAGAAAGGGGTAGTTATTGGAGGGATGCCACCCCCAGCTATTGATGCATTCACAACTATTCTATTGGCACCAGTGGGATAGTCCACCACAATGCTAGTAATCTGGCCACACAATATTGGTGTTGAATATGATGCTGGCAAGCTGTAGTATAAGTAGTCCCCTACACTTACTATGCTTCCAATCTCTGTTAGATCTGGACTAATAGGGAACGATACATTCAATGCTGCCGCAGCACCAGTTACGTTCTGACTTAATCCAATGCCATTCACTGATCTAAGTGCATACTCAGATGGCTGTGCTGGCACCGTACCTGCGTTCCGTACAAATGCAAACCATGATGCCTCCTTCTTCTCATACCAAGCAGCCTCAATGAAACCAGAGGTCTGAATGTCTGTCTCCATTAGTGTGGCCCAGCTTTGATTCCCCTCTAAATTAAGAGTCTTGAATATCTTATTTTCAAGAGGAGATACATTGAATACGCTTTGAAGTCTAGATGTGTACTGAGTACCATAGAAGTTGTTCCTGGTCTCATTAACATTGTGACGATACAAGTTCCCTCCCTTGAATGTGTAGAAGTAGTTGTTCATCCCAAGCATGTAGTCAGGAATGAAGGAGTAGAACGAAGGCCACCCCTGTGCAGATTCACTATATGATAGTGTATAGTTTGCCATAGTTATTAAGGACAAGTTCCAAATGCAATAATTACGCCATTGGCATCCACTTGATACCAATTGTTTGCCCCAGCTGCTGTAGTCTTGTAGTAACCTGCTCCTAGTTTAGACTGGCCATTAGCATCACTGAATACCAAGTCATATAATCCCAGGACTCCTGAAGCTCCAGTTACATACGCAACATAGTATGTCTGATCAATAGCATCAGCACAAGCCAATACACTACTTGCATTAACAGTACTAGATGCAAACGATGGTAGCGCAGCTGGACATGCAACTGAAATATTAAAAGCAGTTCCTGAACATGGTCCAATGAAACTAATATTCAATACAGAAGGACTTGCTGCTGTCTTTGGTATCACCATTACACTATTACCAGGTCCTCCTACTGTAAACTGTAGTTGACCTGCTGCTACTGAAACGATAGTAGTTGTACCTAAAGGAGCAAAAATGCTTCCATTGTACTCATATTCATCTAAAGTATAGGGTGATCCTGCAACTATACCACAATCTTGTCCAGTAGCTCCAATGTACGTAGCAAGACCAGCAGTACCTTGTCTCCAACCATATAATGGTGATGATAAACCATTGTAAGTTATGCTATTGTATACAGCTAATATACCATCAGGTATACTAAATGGATCAAACCTAATAATAACAGCACCAAGATTTGTCCCCAAATCTGTATCAAGATAATATATTCCTTGATTTCCACTAGCACTTATTGTACCTCCACAAGGTACTGCACACGCAGGACAAGTTTGCTGAGGTAATAGTACTCCAGAAACCTGCTGTCTAACAATAGATCCATCAGCATAGAAACCATTGGCAGCCACTGTAGTCAACGCAGCATTTGAGTATACCACCGTAGCGGTACTAAGTGATGGGGCGTCTAAATAAAATGTTCCTGATGTTGCCATATTAACTTGTTTATGCGCAGCCGCAGCATGCGTCTTGAGTATTTGAATTAGAGTAGCACAGGGTTACAGGTGCTGAGTTTCTGTAATCCCAAATTAAATAAAGATATTGTCCGACACTAGGAACAACGAAAGATCCTGAGAAGAGTCCAGCACTGCCAGTTATTGGACTAACCACCGTAGATGCAGCAATCAATGATGCAATGTTAGCAGGATTGTTTGCGTATAGTGTATTGCTACGAAGATATCTAAACTTATCCTGTCCTAACACAAAATCAAATGTATCAAAGTCAATCTTATTCGATATGATTTGTAAGTTTGATCCTGTCGTTGGTATGCCTGATGTCCCTTCAGCCCCTACAATTGTATTGTATTGAGATACTATAGGACTTGCGCTTCCTGTAGCAAATGTAACAAGAGTAGATTGCAATGGCGATACAAAAGATCCAGCAGTATATCGGTACTGATTGTGGATAAACTTACCTGCATCAACCACACTAGTAAGAGTCACATTAACAATAGTTAGAGTCTGCTGAACAGGACAGCTATGCCTTACCGTTATCTCTAAAGGATTGGATGCAGTTATCGTAACCGTACTTACGTTAACGGAGTTAGAGCTCTTATTAAACTGCAATGATCCTGATGTAGTTACAACACCAGATGTCTGAGTAACATTATTATAAGTTACTGATACAGTAAAAGATGCAGTAGACCCAGCAGGTACAGTATAAGTCAATGTTGTAAGTCCAACTGCCTGACCTAAGTCAACACAATAATTTTGTGAATTCCCTGTAGGTATAGTAAATGTCTGAGCAACACCACATGATAAGCATTCGACTGGTCTAGGAAGGTCCTGAGAATTACTAGTTAGAACGTATTCATTTAGATACGGATCATACCCACCTAGCTTTTGAGTATTGAATGACTCGATGAAGTCATCTCTAAACCAAGTCCTCATACCCATCTCAGATATTACAGCAAGGTCATTGCCTCTTAACTGAAGTACTGCACCACGCTTTACATCTGTAAAGAATCTATCGTATCCCCATTGAACATAACTCTCTGGGTGGAAGCTAATACCAAACTCTTCTGTCCTAGCTATCTGAGTACCAAGTATCTCTGGCACTGATGAGATAGCACCACCACCTGCTGAGTCAGAAATCAAATTCTTATTAGCAAGCACATAGGATATCTTATCCTCCTGTAGTACAAGCACATCTGTCTCACGGCCATCTAAAACATAGATAGGTCCAAATGACACCTCAAGGTACTTGTAGTTAAGTAGACCAAGGTTAAACTCATTGAGCTTATTAACATTGCTCTCAAAGTTATACACACCACTATAGGTCATGTCTGCAAATCTCCTAACCATTCTATAGTCCTGATCAGATACAGCAGTTACTCTAGTACCTAATGTAAGTGTCCTTCCAATAATTGAGTCAAGTATCTTATAGCTCTCTGCTCCGTTACCAAAACAGAAGCAGTTAAAGAACAGCGTGTCAATAATTGCTGATGCTGATATTGTCTGATTCTGGACATTACCAGTGTGGTATCCATTTACAATTGGAAGAGACAAGTCATTCTCAAAGAATATATCAGGCGATGCATCAGATGGCTCAGTCTCAAATATAATAGTTGAGTCAGCACGGAACACCTCGAACGTAGCAATAACAGTAGACCTTCTATCATTCCTATAAAGTGTACCATTACAACGAACGGTGCCAGATATAACAAGTGACAACTCATTAGTAACTGTGTTTCTAGCGAATCGATACTTATTAGTACATGTTGCAGGAGCAGAAATAGCAGCTGTTGCTGACCCTGTAGTATAATTATAGACTGTAGATATGTAGTCATTCTGAATTTCACATCCATCCCCTCCTACATCCTGAACGCCTTGGTCTAGAACTACTTGAACATTGTCTCCATTAAACCAATCGACCATATTGTTATAGTCAGCAGATGCAATCATGGTCTTCTCTAGAGTATATATTCTCCTCTCGCAATCACCATTACCCTTACCTACACCAAGTCTTTGGAATTTAAGGCTTATCTTTATCCTACTACCAGCAGGTACAGTATAGTCCTCATATACCCATGCAGGATGAGCAGGATCATATCCAGCTACCCTCTTAGAGTTCATTGGATAAATTAGTCTTGGGTAATCCCCTCCATTATTCTCATCTACCTGAATAGTACCTGGTGCTATAATGTCATCCTGTTCTTTAACTACAGCGAAGTTATTTGGATTAATCTTTATGTATACACCAGCCGGGACTGGGATATTTACGCTTGGATCTAAATCACTTGGTATCTCAATGAATCCTTCTACCTGAGACTCTTTCTCAAGCACAGTAGTGTACACACAATTCTGTGTAGGCCCATTAGTATCAGCCTTTACAATTAGTCTGTCTCCCTGCTGAACCTTTCTGGCATTCTCACCCTCAAGCAAGAAGAACACATTATTGGTTAGTGGGTCATTGAAGAATATTGTGCTATATATTGTATCGTAGTTCTCCTCATCAGGCTTGATTACAAACTTATATCGTGTTGCCCAATATGGTGGTCTCTGAGTTGCAGGTATAGTAACCTGTATTGAGTTCTTTGTATCAGATGCTGAGCATGGTACGTGAACAGTATTGTTTGGACTAACTAAAGCAGTTGTTGATCTGTTGAAGTCATCCATGTATACGATACCAATCTCATATCCTCTATTGCTATGCAAGCTTCTTGAAGAATTTATCTTCTGATAGAACGCATTAATATTAGTAAACTCATAGTACTCGTATACATTTATTGTTGGGGTAGTCGTATTATTGACATACCTCATTGTAAGCAATTGTATGCCTATGTATGGACTTCCAGGTGATGTGATAATTCCTAGACCCTGACCAGCAGATCCAATACCACTCTGGTATTTAATCAAAGCATTTAAGTTCTGTGGTAATGAGCAGTTAAACTGGTCTGTGAATGTTGTCCCATTACAAGAGTTTGCTACAGTAGTAACATTAGAAATAGTTCCTATAGCATCTTGAAACTCAACACTACTTGCTAGTTCATATACGGATGTGTAAGACCTAGGAAGTACAAATGAAAAGTTAAGAGACACATTATTAGTAGTCTCTGTAGGAAAAGGAGTATTGCCTGAGAACCCCTGATGATCAAAGGTTATATCAAGCGTAATAGAGGCCCCTGCAACGAGTTCAAATGGTGAAAGGTCTAGTAATACCACTGCCCCTGGAATCGTCTGAGCACCGCCAAAATTATATATTCCTGAGGTAAGAGAATCTGTTATCTCAGAGTTGTCAAGCTCATCAGATATTAACTGAGTAGAGTACTCAAGCTTTACAGTGTTACCATTAGTATCCACCATGTCATATCCCTCAACATAGTTGCCATACATGAGTCTGTTGCCCATGATAGTCTGAGCCTTAGCCAGCAATGGTACGTTGTCGTACAATCTAAGCAGCTCACTTTCAGGGAGAACGGTAAATATCTTACTGTTCGTAAATGTGTATGTACGGTTTTCATTATTAGTGAATCCAAGGTCAGCCTTATTAAGCTTCTCAATAACCTTAATCACATTGCTATTGGTATCCTTAAACAATAAGTCAATACCAACTACAAGTGGACCACCTGTATTGTAAGTTACCCTAGCACCATTAAATTGATTCTGCATCCCATCATTTAGGTAGCTGTTAATGCTAAAGCTAAACTGCTTAGGTTGAAACGCAGGAGCAGACCACTGAGATGTGGCACTGTACTCTCCATCCTCATACTCGTATCGATACGCAAAGCATATATACCTACTCTCTAGGAAATTACTCTGATCACCCGTATTTATTAATGTAACACTAGGTGACTGTACCGGTGGCTTCTTAATCACAAGAATAGATTCAGCACTAAACTGGTCTATGTTTCCAACAGGATCAGTGTAGTTCTTCAGTCTGTTTATTACCCTTGGTGGGTTATAGTCATCAGTGAAGAATATTAAGTTATCAATAATGTTGACACCTGTAATTAGATACTCAGGGTTAAAGTTTAGCGTAGTCTTACTACCACTCCCATCGTTGATACTAATCAAATGGTATGTCAATATGTTGTTGTACACGTTGAATGACACAATCATATCAAGCTTACCTGTAGCACCTACTGGAAAGTTGGAGTCATGGATAAACCAGTAGATAGTCTCATTGGTGTTGTCCGCTATAGTACCTATACATCTAGCCGAAGAACTTAGTGCTGTTCCATTAACATACTTAATCGTAGTTAACTTGCTGTTGCCCTTAGTATTTTCAATGACACCAATCTCAGAGTTTTCAGTAGACCCCATGCGAACATTAAGCGCATCGATATACTCTCCATCAGGAATTAGTCGTTCATCAACGACTTTATTCATTCTCCCAGCTATGAAGTTTCTTGTGATATTAGTCATATTATTTCAACCACTTGTCCATGCCACGTAGATTCATCAATAGTCTACCTGGGTGAATGTTACTCAATCTTATTTTAGAATTTCTCAGAAGAGCAGTCTTCTCTTTTCTTGCACGGTTCACAATGTACTCCTGTACACCAAGCTTAGAATTTAATATTTCATACGTAATGTACGCATAAATAAATTTTTCAAACAATTTATTTACACTAACACTTGCATCATTCCCATTCTCAAGCCCATCAGATATGTACTCCAATATTACTGATTCGCCATACATGTCTGAGTTGAAGTTAATCACACCACTCTTGGCATCAATATTAAATGTAGGGTTGAAGTTAGCAGTCTCAGTATTTAATCCATATCTGGCTCCAATACCGTAGTCAAAGTACCAGTTGCCCCCCACGTTCCACCCTTCTTGACCATCATATGGGCTCTGAGGATTCAAGTAAATACTTCTCTTGATACCTTTCAATCTCTGTAAGTCAATCTCAGAAAACTCAGGAGACAATGCATTACCTTGTTGGTCAAACAATATCTTACCGGTGTTATCCTGAAGATAAGCTAATGAAGAAAGGACTTGGATGTTTTCAGTTAATGGTCTTAGGTACCCATCCTTGTATAGGTTTACTCTAACCCAGTTGACATAGTCAGATGGTAGGATATACTTAAGTGTATCATTTACAGTGAGTTCAAGAACCTTTACCTGCTTGAATGCATCGTAGTTTAGTTCCTGTATTGCTCTCTTGGCATGAAACAAAATCTTATATCGCTCCTCATTATTTACCAATGAGTGGTTGCCAGAGTACATCAACAAGAAGTTATTGACAATATCCTGTAAGCTAACATACTGGTATGATCCCCAGTTTGCATCTACAGGAGCTACTCCGCTATTTTCGTAGTACTTTTCTTGAGTGATATATGCCATGATTATTGTGATTGTTTTTGTTCTTCAGCTCCACCAAATTGTACTGCCTCAATCTCACGTATAGACATACCAGCGTACTGAAGAATCTTTGCTATTACTTTTATTTCATCCTCAACCGGTATCTCAAAGTCTTGGTATCCTAAACCAGGGGCCTGATTGAACACAGGCTCACCATTAGTTAGTGTAGTGAATGTCCACTTAGGGTCCTTTGGATATCTGAAGTAGTTGGCATCTAACTCGTTAGCAAGATTAATGGTCGATGGGTATACAGTAAGTATACTACCTTCCTGAGTATAAGCTGGGTATGTTTCTGTTGGAGCAGTTAAGTTAGAGTTAATCAGCATGGTAATCTTACCATGAGTTACCTTAGCTGCCTCACCCTTGAATACTCTAGTAGCACCAGATGCATCATACACAAGAATCTTATTGATCATAAAGTAATCAAATCCAGTCGTTGTTACTGATGGCAGATAATATCTGTTTGAAGCCGCAGTCACCTGAGAAAGAGTTGATGTCATAGCGAATAGTTCAATCGCTTCCTCTAAAGCCTTTCTAACATTTGCGTAGTCAGTACCTGAAACACGAGCATTCTCTTTGTTAATAGTATCGTTGTACTCAGAGAAGTACTCCTCAAATATTTCTAGCTGAGCCTGCTTGGCAAACAGGTTGAAGTCAGATGGGGAGATGTAGCCGTAATTATTCTTGTTCAGAATTGCCAATACGGTATTTCGAACTGAGTTGATCATTCTAGTCTTTTTACAAATATAAACAAAAAAAAAGAGGGTGTTATTACACCCCCATTTTTAAACTTAAGCCCAAAAAAAAACTATGTCTTACAAATCTAAATTATTTTCTAACATTTTCAAAGCATCGATGCCATCATCTGTCTTTAGGAACTGAGCCACGGCAAAGTATGGGTCATCACCATAAGAGACAGTAAGCATCTTTTTCTTTACAGAAGGTGTATTAAACCACACTTCTTTGTTATTATTTCTGAATGCCAGTAACTTGTTCTCAAAGAACACGTGGATATTTGCCTGAAGTTTTAACATTGGATCACGTAGGATATTTAAGAATCCCCTTGGATCTCTCTTTGCATAAATCAAGATATCACGCTTAAGTTCAGATGTTGTGAACTTGTTTGGATCTTTACTGAACAATACTCTAGCAATTGTCTCCATCTGATCAACGCTAAGTTGACGTGCTTCAATCAACGCATCTACTTCAGATGTAAGCTGCTCTACTTCCTTGGCTGCATCCTTCTCATAATCAACCTGAATAAATGATATGCCATTAAGTGGATGGTAGTGAAGGAACTGCTGGAGTACAGGGTTAGTTCTTGGAACTGATAGGAAGCCATTCTCAAATACGATTGGCTCTACAATTGCGTTGCCATCTTGCTCATCCTCAAATGGAGACTTCTGATTGATGGCATACCTTAATGTCCTGTTGACATTATTTTCTTCATCAAAATAAAGTAGTGGATACCTTCTAGTATTTCTTGATGGTAGGGTGAATGATAAAGGAGCAGACTCTCCCTTGAGTTTGTAAACTTTGTCAGAACTTATTGATTGCTTTTTCATTTGATTAGATTTAAAGATTTAAAATAGAGGGAGCCACAGCGACCCCCTCAGTTAATTGTTACTTCTTTGCTTTAAGCTTTTTAACTAATTGATTAGCCGCAGCCTTACCAATACCAGCCCCGCCACCACCACGTGATAGGTTCCCCTTTGATGTTACTTTTCCAGCTGGATTTTTTATAATAAAGTTATAGGTATTTTCATCTGGCTTGCCCATGTTTGTGGTATCAACTGACATTCTATATCCTTTGTTACCAACAGGAACATCCATTAATGGTGCTCTTTTGTTAATAGTACTAGGCTTCTTTGCTGCAACAGCAGGAGCAGGAGCAGGAGCAGGAGCAGCTGCCTTTTTAGGAGCAGAAGCAGGAGCAACAGGCTTTTTAGGAGCTGCCTTTTTAGGAGCAGGAGTTCTTATTGCAGCAGCCGCAGACTTTCTTGCTGCCTCTTTAATAGCTTTTTGTCTTGCGTTTTCAGCAGCATACTTTGTGATCCCACTTCCTGTTCCAGCACCTAAAGTAGTTATGCCTTTTTTAGGACCAGGTCCCATTACTTTCTTTGCCATTGTTTTGTTTATTTAAAGTTATAAAAGGAAGGGCCAATCGGCCCCTCCATATTATTTACAATTAGGCTCCGTATCTGAACAACACGAAGTTGTTTGCACCCAAGGTACATACACAACGCTCAGACAAGAAGTTAACCTCCATTGCATCGAGATCGCTAGTCTGTGCACCACCGGCAGAACCAGTAATCCAAGTCTTGTATCTACGATCTTCAGTCTCAGAAGCTCTGAAACGAACGTGCAAGAATGGTCTCTTAGCATTCTTACCAAGGATCTGATCATACACAGTGGTAGAACCAGCAGGTACCAATAGACCAGTTACAGTACCAGTTGCAGATGCACTAGTAGGCAAACCACCACGCATGGTAGGATCATTCAAGTACTTCCAGTCAGACTTGTAGAAGTCATAACCTCTACGGAATCCAGTGAATCCAAGATTCAAGGCCATCTTCTCATCGTTGTCAAATAGACCATAAGAAGTACCACCTGCACCGTAGCTATTCTGAGCTGCCAACATATCATCAATGTCAAAGCTGAATGCTCTGTTCAAGAAGATTACGTTCTCTTCGATAGATCCCTGCTTATCAAGACGAGAGATGATGCTATCAAAGTCAGATAGAGTAGTTGGGTTACCACCACCCCATACGTTACCACGATTGTTAACAGCGTAGAAGATACCTTCAGAACCTTTGTTACCATAGATAGGGTTCAAAGAAGCGTTAGCTACACCAGAACCCGCCTCAGCAGGAACTGCTTCAATCATTGCGGTCTCAAGATAGTCTTCGAAACGTAGACGAGTCTCGTGCTCAGACTTCAAATACCAAAGGTATCCAGTTGCACCATTCTCGGTAGTTACTTCTACCCATCCAATCTGAGCCATGTCAGAACCAGATACTGCATACTTGTCCTTGATGATGATTGGAGAGTTGTCGAAGAACTCATCTTCAGCCTCCAAAGATCCGATCATTCCTACAGTTCCTTTCTTAAATTCAGAACCATAAATCCATACTGAAAGAACAGCAGTTCCAGAGAAAGTTTGTCCAGCACCTTCGTAGTAAGCAACTCCGAAAGTATCATTTGCTGTATCAACAGTAGTTACGATACCCTTGTTAGAAAGACCTGTAGCATTATCAGAGATAAATACAGTCTGTCCAGCACGGATCGCAATAGCGGTTACGTTAGCATCAGCAACAGTAATAGTTGCAGAGTCTGCTCCAGCAGCAGCAGAAGAATCACAGTTCACATACTTAGTATGCAAACGACCTTGCTCAGCCCACTTGATCATGTCAGAGTTGGATGGCATTTCAGCTCCTACCATTCTTAGGAAGGAAGCTACGGTACGATTACCATAACGCTCGAATTCTTTTTCGTAAGTATCAGGTAGATACTGGTTCAAGAAATCAAAGTTGGTAATGTAGTTAGTTGATAAAGGGACCTGCTCAGCACTTGGCTGCAACTGGAACCCAGGGGTTGATAATACTGGCATTTTTTTGTGTGTTTAGTTGTTAGATTTTTTTAATACTGCGGATTTTTAGACCCCTTCCAGAGTCTGGCGCAATCGCCTTCACCTGCATTCCACCCTTATTAACAACCTCAGGAGCTCTACGCTCAGACATATTTATATTTTTGGTCTTACGTAAAACATCATCGGTAGCATCCGCTTGCCCTTGCTCATAAAAGAACTTGGCAAACTTCTCAGGATTCATTGCGATAGACAAAGACCTGTGGTATCCAGCTGCATCCTTAATTAGTCCACTGTCATCCAAGAACTTATTAACAAAGTTTAATGGACTTGACTGAGCACTCTTTAATTCTGAACCAGATGCCGGAGTAAATAAAATCTTTTTATCGTTAATGTCGAACTCAAATCCTTTGAAGTCTTTACTAAAAACTTCATCTGTCTTTTGGTCGAACCACTTACGCTTCCGATTACCTTCCTCCTCTACAGTCTTTGACTGTTTTGTATACTGACGATAAGCCTCGAATTCTTCTTTCTCTTCTGGAGATAAGCCCATACCACTTGACTCAAGCGGAAGCTTATATTTATCTTTCTGAGAATTGAAGTATTTTTTCGCTTCGGCAATAGCTTTCTTTCTTGCAATCTTTACATGCTTAATCTTTGACTCATCATCTAGGTCCTCATCGTAGGTGTAATCCTCCATCAAGACTTCAATGTCCTCATCGTCTAGATTCTGCTGTGTATCTGCAAGGTACTCTTTAAGAAGTTGATTCTGGTCCATAGCATCGTAGTCCTTCCTAAGCTTTAGGAAATCATCAAAGCCTCTACCAGTATCCTTCTTATAATTCAAATAAGCTGCAACATCCTCAGGCAATTCTTCATTGCTCTGTCTCTGATCCATCAACTCATCAAATGAATTGATTTGCTTATTGTATCTTTTTCCAATATATGAAAGAACTTTTTCTTCAGATAACTCCTCCTCTTGAGGAGCACTGTCTTGAACTGCATTGTCAATACTAGAAGTATCCAACTGTACTTCACCGCTAATCTCCCTTTCATGTTTTTCAAGGAGCTCTTTCTCTACTTCTTGTACACTCTTTGGCTCAATCCCATCTAGTGATCTTACTTTGATTTCCATTTAATTAGATTTTATGTTACAAATATATATTTTTTTTTAACGTGGCTCAAACTGTGCCATATCAAACCCATCAAGTGTGTCCTCGTTAGACTCAAAGCTTAATGGAGGTAAGTTATTCTTCCTCTGATTAATCAACTTAGACTGCTCAGAATTCTGCTGACTGATTCGCTTAGCTTTAGATTCCTCCTTCATTGTATCTCTATCAGCAAGTGCGGTCTCCTTGACACCAGCAATCTGCATCTGATAATTAAACTCTTCAGCCATCAACATTCTCTTAAGCTCTGCCTCTGCCTTTAGCTTCTCAATATCGAACGCCACCTCTGCCTGCTTAATCTGCATCTTAGATTGGGTATCCAACTGGAGCTGTTGCATAGCTGCCTGAGCAGCGAACTCTTGAGACTGCATCTGCTGCTGAGCCATCATGTCCTGCTTCTGCATCATCATCTTCTCTTCTCTCTCCTGCTTCTTAACTCTCTTCATCTTAAGTAGCTGGTTGGCAAGCTTAAGGTTCTTAAGTTCTCTGATGTCAATAGCATCCTCAAGATTAATATCACCCTTGGACAATGCCATCTGTACGTTGGCCTCTAGCTGTGCTCTCTGCTCCTCGTCTGGAGAAATCTCAATGAAGATACCAAAGTCATAGATGTACAGATCCTTAATGTCATTTAAGATGGACACATTGTACTTACCAATCTTATTAGCGAAGTCATCCTTAAAGTCAGCGTACTGAAGAATATCAGCAACACGATATGTAAGTGCCTCAGCAAGAGACCTATAGATAAATAGACCACTCTCAAGGATGTGTCTAGTCGCTGTGTTTGAGTTAAGAGCTGCAAGCTTCTGTACACCAACCAATGCATTAGGGTCAGGATTAGATCCATCCCTAGCCTCATTAAGACCAGTAACAGAACGAATCATGTCTAGATAGTGATTGTAGTTAGCAATCAACATCTGAGTCTTAGCAGCACCTGAGTTAGACGTAAGCTGTGTAATAGGAACTCGTGCATTGTTGAACTCACCATCCTGAGTATAGCTTCGACCAATAACACTACCTGTCTGGAAGTATAGTCTTAGCGCATCCTCCGGGTTGTAAGCCGCTCCTGTTCCCAAGTCAACCTCATTCAATCCATCTGCATCAATGAACACCCCATCAGGTACAGTACGTGCAATGACCTGCTGTAGCTTCAGGTGAGTCAACTGAATCAAGTCAGCGAAAGGTATCATCCTTCTCACCAACGACTCAATGGCACCCTTGTACATCCGTGGTGCTACCGCTACATAGTTTGGTATAGCATGCTGAGATGAAGACTTTGGTCTAACCATGTTCTCTGACATCTCCCACTTCAATAAGAAGTTAGTGCCCATCACCATTACACCATCATACCAAACGTCAATTGTCTTCTCCAACTTCTCAAACTTCCCTTCCTCCATCATCTCTACAGGAGGATTAAACTTGTCATCCTTCTCTATAACACGAGTACCACCCCCCTCAAGAATCTTCTTCTTGTAGACCATCTTCTTAGTGGTCTTGTAGTTGAAGTAAAGTAGTGTGCAGGTGTCTCTACTGAACATACTGTTCTCATAGAACCTAGCCACATTGTAGTAGTCATACCAGCTCTGAGAGTACTTAGATATTTCTTCTAGCTGCTCATTTTTAAGAGTTGGGTCAATCTTTAAAAGCTCTGTAATAGGAAGAGTCTTTATCTCTCCCCAATAGAAGCAGTCTTGAAAGAATGGGTCCTCAGTGTAGCTGTACACAACATTCGCTGGGTCAACATAGGACACATCGACACCAGAACCTAGCAGGAACTGATGCCTAGCAATACCTATACCAATTACTGCAAGGTCATAGTCAATACGCTTGCGTGTATCCTGGTAGTGGTTCTCATCAAAAATTGTATTGATAGCCTCCTCTTCAGCTATCTCAATCGCAGGCTTATACTTAAGCTGCATGTATAGTGATAGCTCCTCATCAGTCTGAGGCAGCTCCTCTGGGTTAGTTACAAATGGGTCAACGCCAGTCTCCTGCTGTATCTTAGAAAGAAGATCCTTAGCAAGCATCTGGCTCTCAATCATGTCCTGATACTTACTACGCTTTGCCTGAGACATCGCATCCTGTGCGTATGCCTTAACCTTAAACAGTCTGTCATTCATGCCGTTAACGACAATATCCACAAACTTAGGTAGGATAGGTACAGGAGTCCAGTCTAGATTTAAGTAAGACAAGTCACCATCTACGGCTAACTCATTCTTATATTTCTGAATGGACTGCTCACCACGTGCGTACAAACGCAAGCGATGAAACTCAGCCCACTGATTATAGTATCTGCAATTGCTGCCATCTTTGCGGAACCATTCGTACTGTATGCTCTGGCCCACTTGTAGTCCATACTCTGGAGATGCTTTCTCAGCATCAGATACAAACTGACTAGGAAATGCAGTTGAGGATATATTAACTACGACATCTTTCATTCTATACGTGTTTCCAAGTAATTCCTTTTATGATACGAGAAATAGCAGTCTTAGTAACATTAAATTTTAAAGCTATTTTTCTTTGGCTCATTCCTTCTGAACTCATTTTTTTTATTTCTAATATGTCTGATGCAATTAATTTAGAAGAATGATTATCCTCTCCTTTTCTTGCAGAAGCACTCATTTTATTTTTTGTTTCTTCAGAAGCATTTACCCCATATCTGTGGTTGTTTTCTCCAGACATTTTTTCAGACATCTTTTCTTTTGTCTGTTTAGCAACTACTTTTCCTGTATGAAACTCAGATATTCTTTTTCTATGCCACTCTGAAATAGTCTTGCCTTTATTTGGCTCACCCATTTTTTTTCTGGCTTCCTCACTATGTACTATTCCAAGGACTCCATCTCCACCCTTAGTGATATTGCAAAGAGTTCCACCATCAACTTTTCTTTTGTACAAATCAATAAACTCTTTTTCTTTCTCTTTTGCAAATTCGTAATCAATCTCATCAAAAACAATGTGAACATCGTATTCTGTCTTCTGAACTATAGACAACCAATGATTATTCCTGTGAGACTTTGAGTAAGCTCGATTCAAGTTTTTACCTATCCCAACGTAAAATGGTACGTTTAAATCTTTTCGTATGTGTCTGTAGATACAGGCCATTCATCTAATAATTTGACTTTGATTTCCAGTGTTAGCGTACTTCGCGAAATTAACACTAATTTTCGGTTCTTTTTTATCTGGTAAATATACATGTTTTTGATTTGCCATTATAGCTAACCCCGAACTGATTGATGCATCATGCTTTGTTCTATCATTAATATCAAACTTAGCCCAGTCCTCAAGTGTTCTAATGAATGGCATGGTGCCTATCTCATCAGCAGGTCTATAAGTAGATGTCATATCGAACCCAACGAACTTCTCTATGTACGACTCAATTGCAGAGGCGTGGGCCTGCTTAACTTCTTCACTTGAGTTAGGTATACCCCCAAGCTCTCGCTCTGTCTTACTGAGCTTATTTAGCACCCTATCGGGCCTGTTCAATGAGAACGCTCTGTAGCCCCTGTTCTTAAAGTGGTACAGTATACGTGCCTTGTTGTTCTCAGCAAGCACTGGCATACCATAAAAGATACATGCCATCAGCACATCCTCAAAGAATATCTCAGCAGTCTGTGGTCTAGCAATGTACTCTAAGAAGAACTGGTTGGCAGGAGCATCGTCCATGTGGTACTTAGTCATACCATGCAATGCACCATTAGATCCTCTCCCACCTACTACGGCAGAGATATCGTATGGGTCACAGCCAAACGAACCAAGGTGTTCATTCCCAGGGTACTTCATTCCATTCCTGGTTATCACATTGTTCTGCATATTAGTAGGAGGAACCCAGCTAATTAAGAACCTGCCACGCTGGTCAGGTGTCCATATAACCTTAGTGTCCTTCTCACCATCCTTCCAATGAAACCCACCACGTGTAACCATCTGCCCCTCAATCATGGAGTCGTTGTAGTCTATCTGCTGATAGATCTTGGTCAAATTAAATATGGATGACTTACTCTCGTCCCTGAATGCATGGCTCTCCGTACGAGGGAACTGACGATAGAACTCGTTGAGGGCATCGGCATCATTCTTCAATGAGTCCACCTCAGCCTCCCAGTAGTCTATAGCCCCGTTACGAATCATCTGGTTGTCAACACCCAGAATAGGAGCAGCAGGCTTTCTAAGTACAGGCATACCGTACCTATCAATGAATCCCTCCATGTTCCACTCCATCGGTATAAATAGAGAGTATAGTCCACTCTTAGTCTGTCCATTCGCATTCCTGTTTAATACATTTGAGTCCTCGTATAGCTTCTTGTAGTTATCTCCACCCTTGCTCAATGCATTCGATGTAGATCCCATCATGCACTTGCCTATAATCTTACTACCCACCCTGAGACAGGTCTTGGTTACCCTCCAGTTGTTGAGTATATTGTTTGGCTTAGTCCACTTAGCACTCTCATCATGTGCCAAGAATAGTAGCTTCTCACCATCGTAAGAGTTCTCCTCAGTGTTCTTCCAGTCAATTGTGGTATCAAGGCCAAGCACATCATTGTCTCCGACAGTGGCCATGTTCTTCTTAGTGATCTTAGATGCTGGTACTCGGTACGCAAGTTCAGTCTTTGGCTTGTCCATACCATCCATGATAGGTCTGAAGAAGAATGGTAGCCTGCTATTAATTGGTACCACCTTGTCAGTGAACATCTTCTTAGCATCAGCACCTGTCTTAGATAGTATACCAACACGAGAGTCACGAGCAAGAGTGGCTATGTTAACGCACTCTGATGATGACATGAACGAGAACCCTGAACGTCTAATCTTTAGATAGATCATACCAAATGCTCTCATGTCTGCCTTACATGCCTCCCAGAAAATAAAGAATATCCTGTTGGCTTCACGATAGTCTGCATACCCTACGTCAATGCTAGACCACTGCAAGTACATGTAGTGAGATCCTGTCATGTACGTTGGTGCACCATCATTCATGAACCACATGCCATCCTCACGCCTATTGAACTCCTCCTCAATGTAGTCTACCCAGCTGTCCTTAAACTCAGCAGGCATCTCATTCCAGTGGAAGATTGACTGTATCTTTGATAGCTCCTTTGGTAGCTCCTGTCTCTCCCAGTACTGATCCCTAACGCTCTTGCTCCTTGAGAAGCATTCTTTAGGTGCCTTAGGCAAGGCAATACATAGCCCTGAGATATTTATGATATCACCTATCTCTCCGGTCCTAGATATAACGACCATGTCGTACTGCTCATTGTAACCGTACAGCCATGTCCTTCCGCTGTTCTTCTTACTAAGAGCATTCTGAGGAACGTAGTCCTTAACGATTCGATATAGACCTTCGCTCTGCAAATCCTTGTTTGGTTTCTGTTCTGTTAACTCCCTTATCCAACATCTCAAGAGCTTCACGCTCAGCCTCTATCCTATTGAGAATCTCAAACGCATCAAAGATGGCTAACTTCTTTGTAGCTGCGGCATTCTTTAATCTGTCAGCAGATAGCTCATCCTCATTGTCATGCTTGATGATCGCCTCTTTAGCCACCATAATAAGCTGCTCTACAGCCTGGTGCCCTGCCTCAATTATCTTTAGCTTTATCTCTCTCATAGCTTGATGGTTATCTGGTGGTCATACATCCTGTACAGCTTCTCTCCATCCACATCAAACTCATACTCACTGTCAGGCTTGAAGCAGACCATGTCCCCAGCTTTCACGCCTTGAGATACAAGGTATGCATTAGGGTACACCATCTCACCCATTAGTGGCTCGTGAGTGAATGGCTTCTTAATATACGAATCAATTGCAAGGATTGGCTTCACAAAGCAGTACCTGTCATAGGTGTTCCACGTGCCGTTTCTACGGTACATGAAAAACTGATCAGGCTCAATGAAGAACTTATCGTCTCTAAAAAATGCCCGACCGCTCTTACGCCTACCCCTAATATCGTTGTAGAACTTGAAGGCATTGTGGTGTACTAGTAGTGTATCGCCTACCTGAATAGGACCATCGTATCCGTATGGCACCTCAATCACCTCACCATATCTGTTGGAGAACTTGTGATCCTCCTCTGATGTGTTGACAATAAACTCAATGCCACCAATATCCTTGGTGTTGTTATACCGCTCACCCTTCACAGGTGTTACGATAAAATCAAATGGAGACTGCATTAGTAGTTTATATTGTATTCAATTGCAATAGGCATGGTATAGTTGAATTCCTTCCACATTACCACCTCCTGCTTATCGTTTATAATATAAATCCTAATTGATCCTGTGTCTATGACAAACTTGATGAGATGAATCTCATGGCTGTCACCTAGAACCTTCTGCCCCACAATGTAATGCATTGAGCTGCCCTTGTAATCTGGGCCTACCGATATCTTTCTTATGTCCATTAGATTAAATTTAATTGGGAAGGTGTTTAGAACACTATCCCTAGATTTCCTGTCCCTGTGATTCTGTATACACGTCCAACAACAAGCCCTGCTGCAATAGCCGCTGCATTGTTAGCGTAGACAGGCACACTTGGTAGAGGCATAGATAGAATACTTCCGATAGTAAAGTTCTTAGTCTTGTTGCTGTCCTCAGCATCAGTACCTATCAACTTGTCGTTGTAGGATACTGCATTGTCAGTTGAGTATGAATTAATATTTCCCATAGTATATTTAAATGAAGGACATCCCGGCCCATGCTTCTAGCATTTTGATTTGGTCTTCTGTTAGCGTGATTTTCATTTGATTTGTTTTTTAAGTTATGCGTATTTATACCTTTTTAATTCGTGACGATTTCCGTTCAATCTACCGATTAGTGTGACTCTATTCATGCCTAATAGGTTTGCTAATTCAGTAGCAGAATCATAATAAACCCCTGTCTCTAAATCCAAGACTAATTTTTTATGAATGCTGACATTCAAACCATTTTTATAAGCGTGTAATTGATTCTCGCTATTGTTGCACCATTCCAAATTAGATACATCATTATTGAGTTTGTTGCAATCCTTATGATTGATTTGATTCTTGCCATCAGGCTTTTCTATAAAGCATTCACCTATCAATCTATGAAGTTTATAGGTTTTTGGTTTGCTATCAATATATAGTCCAATCCTATAATATCCATTTTCAATGTGTGGCTTTATAAACTTTTTACTCTTGTTTGAATAAACTTTGCCATCAGAATAAATCGTATAGATGCCTAAATCCTTTGTCATATCATTTTAGTTTAGACTCTAATATAACGATTTTCTCATTCAATTCCTGTATTGATTTAATCAAAAGTGGAACGAATTGGTCATATCTCAAGCCCTTTGTATCTGTTTCTTCATCGTGAATAAACCCGCCAAAGTCTTTACCATCCAATACTTCCTCCACTTCCTGAGCAATCAAACCATAATGAGTTCTTTTGCCTTTTCTTGGAATTAGTACAGACTCGGTTTTTTCAATACCTTCTTCATCTAAAATAGAATTGCCTTCCTCATCTTTTACAACTTGGCTAGTCACTACATTTTGACCCACCTTCCACTTGAATGAAACAGGTCTTAATTTGGTGATAAACCCTAAGCCTAAATCTGAATCAATAATATCCTTTTTTTCTCTCACATCTGATGTTTGAATAGTGCCATTTGCTGCCCATACTGCTGACCATCGTGTACCGCTGACTCCTAGCGAATAGGCATTATCAGCCCCTGGCTGAGTATTGCCTACCGAAGTGATGCGCATTCGTTCGGTGTTGTTGGTAGCAAATCTTAAATATCCATCTCTAGGATTCCAAATTTCAATATCAGTAGTATTAGCAACAGAGGGATTTCCAATATATAAGGTATCTGTTGT